AATAATTATAATGTAATAGAGATGAGGTGGTATGAAGACCCTAGGTACATTAAAGATGAGTATGGCAATAAAGACCTTTTTTGGATTAAAAAAGATGATAAGGGTGATATACTTGAAAAGATAAAAGAAACTGAATTTATAATTGACAATTATTCTAAAAAAATAAAAGAAGGTTATAAGCCCACGAGTAGTTGGTATGAAAATATGTGTGCCACACTTAATAATAACACTAAAAAAATAGCTCAAGAATTAGACGTTTCTTTTTTAGGTTCTGGTGGTAATGTTATAGCTGATATAGATATAAAACACTACGAAGATAATAAAGTAGAAGAGCCTAAGTGGGTGGATGGCAGAGAAAAAGAGTTTTGGATTTGGGAAAAGCCAGAGAAGGGACATGAATACATAATGGGAGTTGATGTTAGTAGGGGTGACGGTAAGGATTCGTCTACGATAGTTATAGTTGACGTTGCTACAATGACTCAAGTTATGGAATATCAAGGTAAAGTTCAGCCAGACATACTTGCTGAGTATGTTTATGAGTATGGTAATATGTATAAAGCTCTTACTGTAGTTGATGTTGCTGGTGGTATGGGTGTTTCTACAGTGCTTAAGTTAATTGAACTAGATTATAAATATTTATATTATGATGAGCCTAGAGGTAGGATTCTTAATAGTAAAAAGAGTCAGTTAGATATGTATAGTAGAGATGAAAAGATACCTGGGTTTAATGCTAATGGTGTTAGGGTAGTAATGCTTCAAAGACTTGAAGAGTCTATCAGAAATAGAACTATAAATATTAAATCTAGAAGAATGGTTTCTGAGATGAAAACTTTTATATATAAAAATGGAAGAGCTGACCACATGGAGGGGTATCACGATGATTTATTAATGTCACTCGCAATGCCAATATATGTTTTAGAGTTTTCATTTAAAAAATTACATAAAATGAAGGAGAAAACAAAAGCTATACTGTCTAGTTGGCAAGTTGGTGGTTCTTCTGAAAATAATAACAATAATAGCGGATTTGTGCCTAAAAATATGAGAGGTAAAAATTCGTTACCTAAGCCAAAATTTTCAAAAGGGGTTTCTAAAAATATGCAAGACCCTAATGGTGATTATTTATGGTTATTAAGTGGTTCAAAATAAAAAAGATATGGCGTCAAATAAAAAAACATTTATAAGAAAAACTGGAGGAAATGGTGCTGGATTATACAAGTGGTCACCAGATACTTCTATAGATAAAAAAGTAGATGATAATGTTGGTAGTAGGTACTTTTGTAGTACCCCTCCAGGTAGTCAAGGTGAGGATAATGCTGTAACGTATGTCTTCAATACAGTTATTGTTCTTGGGTTGCCAATTAGAACAGCTTATGTTCAGTGTAATTACGTTGTGTAACTATTGAATTTTTTATAAAAAATACTATATTAAAAAAAATAATTTAAAATGGCTAAAAGAAAATTAACAGTATTCCAAAAATTAAATAATATATTTGGACCTACTGGTGTTCAGTCTTCAATTAATCAAGCTAATAGATACTCTATAGATAATGAATCAATGTTTAAAACCACTGATAAATCAGAGTTTGAGACTGCTAAATTACAAGCGCAGCAAAATAAATATGTTAGCGGTTTATGGAGAAAGGTTGATAATGAGATGTTTCAAAAAACAATTCATTATGAAACAACTCGTATAGGTTCTTACTCTGATTTTGAGAGTATGGAACATTACCCAGAAATAGCTGCCACGTTAGATATAATGAGAGAGGAATCTACTACCGTTAATGATAAGGGTAGGGTTTTAAATATATTTTCTAATTCAAAGAGGGTTAAAACAATACTAGAAGATTTATTCTTTAATAGATTAGATATTCATACATCATTACCAATGTGGACCAGAAATACATGTAAATATGGTGATAATTTTGTATTTCTTAACATTGATGATAATGCTGGAATTATGGGTGCTAGGCAGTTACCTAACTTTGAAATAGAAAGAAGAGAGGGTGATGTTTTTGGTAGGGTTATGAGTACTTCTGATATTAAAGATGAAAAAGATTCTAAGGTTAAATTTATATGGAGAGGTAAGGACTACGAGTTTAATTCTTGGCAAATTGCTCATTTTAGATTACTTGGTGATGACAGGAGGTTACCTTATGGAACTTCTGTATTAGAAAAAGCTAGAAGAATCTGGAAACAATTAATTCTTTCTGAAGATGCTATGTTAATATATAGAGTTACTAGGGCGCCAGAGAGAAGGGTTTATAAGATTTTCGTAGGTAATATTGATGATGAGGATGTGCCGTCTTACGTAGATGAAATAGCCAATAGATTTAAAAGAACGCCTATAACAGACCCTAAGACAGGTCAGGTTGACTTACAGTACAATCAAATGGCTAATGACCAGGATTTCTTTATACCTGTTAGAAGTGAAGACGCTCCTAACCCTATAGATACTTTACCTGGAGCTAGTAACTTAGACCAGATTGCAGATATAGAATACTTACAAAGAAAGTTATTTACAGCCTTAAGGGTACCTAAATCCTTCTTAGGATTTGAGGATGCTTTTGGTGATGGTAAGAATTTAGCTTTACAGGACATTAGATTTACTAGAACTATCAATTTAATACAGCAGTCCATGATTATGGAATTAAATAAGATTGCTATCTTACATTTATTCTTACTAGGATTGGAAGATGAATTGGATAACTTTACGTTAACACTTAATAATCCATCAACTCAAGCTCAAATGCTTAAGATTGAACAAATGCAATCTAAGATTACCCTTTATAAAGATGCAACATCTGATGCGGGTAACGGGTTTGGTGTTATGTCTATGACTAGAGGTAAAAGAGATATATTAGAATGGTCTGATGACGAAATAAAACAAGATTTACTTGAACAGCGACTTGAGAAAGCAGCAGCAGCTGAAATGGAAAACACATCTAATATTATTAAACATACTGGAACATTTGACGAGGTGGATAGGCTTTACGGCGATATAGACGCAGCTAAAAATGGTGGTTCTTCTGACGATGACGGTGGCGGTGACGAAGGTGGTGGTGATGACTTCGGCGGTGGTGGCGGCGGTGGCGGCGGCTTCGGCGGTGGCGGTTTAGACTTCGGCAGTGATGAAGGCGGTGATGACTTCGGCGGTGATGAAGGCGGTGATGAAGGCGGTGATGAAGGCGGTGATGATGAAGGTTTAGATTTTGGAGGAGATGAAGGTGGTGATTCAGAAGCTACAGAGGAGTCTTTTAAAAATATAAATAATTTGTTAACTGAAACTAAACTTAACCACAAGAAAAAAATAAAAAAACATTCAGATAATTATTTTGATAAATTACTTAAATCAGTTAAAAAAGATAGTGATAAAATAATTAATGAAAGGGTTAAAGTTGTGGATAAGAGTATTAGAGTTAATGAAACTATTAATGACATGATAGGTGGAATTGATAAAATGATTAATGAATAACTGTTTTTAATGATAATTACAATATTTATTTAATAAAGACTTACAATGAAAAATGAAAAAATAAATAAGTTAGTTGTTAACTTTGGTAAATGTAACACAGCATATACTAACTTTTTAAGTGAAATAATTTCAAGTGGTAAGAAAGTTGGGGTTAACAAAAATAGTAAGCCCAGTTCATCAAATGATGTAAAAGGTGTGTTTAATAAATATATTAACTTACTAAAAGAAAATAAAGTACTTAAAACTCAGTACCATATTTACTCTAACATAGAATCAAAGATTGAGTCAGATAAAGATAAGGCTTTAGAATTTGTTAAAGAAAATTTATCTTTAATGGATAAGTTTTCAAAAAAAGAGATAACAGAAACTAACAAGATTATTGGTAATATATTAAATGATATACCTTCTTCTAAGTTAGATGGGTATTATAATGTAAATGATTCAGTAAAAGAACTACATGAAGATATATCAACTTTAATTAACACTAAAAAAATGGGTAACACGATAAGTGTTATTTTGGAAACGAATCATAAAATAGTTGATTACATTTTAAATAATAAAGAAGATAAAAAAGAAATAGTTGAAGGGTTAGATGACACTGTATTATCAAGTAAAGATTTATCAAAGTTAATGGTCAGTAGATTTAATAAAGAATATAGTAAGTCTCTTAGTGAGTCTGAAGCATCTTTGTTAAAGAGTATTTTAACGACTAGTTCAGATGAGGATAAAAAGAATGTAATGTTTAAGAAATCAATTAACGAGTGTTTATCTTTAGTTAATGGTAAATTAAAGATTGCTGATGTAGATTTAAAAATGAGTCTATTAGACCTTAAAGAGAACCTATTAGATAAAAAATATAATAACAATAGTTTTGAAGTTGACATTTTAAAGTTAAACACATTAAAAGACAGTTTAAAATAAAGGATGTTTAATAGTTCCAGCAACATAAAAAAGATACGTGAATTAGTTGACCAACTTTGTATAAGAGATACTGAGGCGTTTAAGAGGTTAGAGATATTAAAACTAACTTTAGGTTATAGTACTGACGGTTATTGGGATTGGAATATAAATGATAAAAAAAATGAAAGTATTATTAATAGATTAGTTAATATTAATGAATCTATTGATAACTTTAAAACTTATACGGTTGACAAAGATAGTAATGAATTTAATTTTGATTTATTTTTTGAATCATTTATCTCAAGTCCTGAATTAATAAAACATTTAGGTTTTGATAATAATGAGTTAAATTCTGATTTTCAACATTATAAAAAGTTAGTTTATGAAGATGACTTAAATGAGTTAAACTCAGAAATAAGTAAGCATTTTGATAGCAAAGGAGAGTATAAGTTTAAAAGTATTGCAAGATACAAACATAAGGATGGACATACTGTTAAAATTCTATCTAGGGGAAGCGTTATAGAGTGGGACGTTAATCATAACCCTGTTAGAATGGTGGGTACCCACATAGATATTACAAATTTATAACAAAATGGAAAAGAATAGTAAAGGAATTCCTCAAAACGGATGGAATGAATATTCTAAGTTGGTTTTAAATGAGTTGGAAAGGTTAAATGAAAATGATGAAAAAATTCAATTAATACTTACCGAAATAAATCAAAAGTTAACCAAGATAGATAGTATAGAAAAAGAGATTGAAGGGTTTACAAAATGGAAACGTTATATGGATGATGTTGCAAGTCCAGCTACACTTAAGGAAGTTAAAAAAGATGTTGCAACGCTTAATACCTTTAGAACAGTCGCTATTACTGTTTGGGCTGTTGTGCAAATAGCGTTCGGGGTTTTTATCGCATTATTGAAAGTAAAGGATTAACTTGACTTTTTATTTTTTTAACTTATACTTGTAAAAACTAAAATACATGATTATAAGTAAAAATGGTAAACAATTAATTTCTGAAGGTCACGAAAATTATAGAGTATTATCTGGTACAGTAGACAATAAGAACCCAAAAGCATTATATCTAAATATATCAGCTTGGGGAGAATCAATAGTTAGTGGTGAAGTAAATTACGGGCCAATTTTAAGAGCTGTAACTAAAAAGATTAAAATGAAATTAAAATCTTCTTTAAATCCCGATTTATTTTATATTGATAGGTGTATTGTTGACTTTGATATGCGTGAGTCTGGAATATCTTATGGTAAGAAATCATTTATGAATTGTGAAATAACTATCTTTCAAAAAAAATTATTTAAGTTACAAGAAAAAAGTATTCAAAAAGAGTTAAAGTTCATTGGCGAGGTAATTATTGATGAGGTATTGGAAGAATTTAAATATTTTAAATTTAAAAAAAGAAAAAAATAATATAAATAAAAACATACTTTTTACTAAACCCAGAATTTATTTCTGGGTTTTTTTATTTCTCACTCATATTTATTAATAAATAGTAATCATGTCAGGAGATTTAAAAATATTAAAACCAGGTCAACAAGGGTTAGGTGTACTAATTGAAAGTGACGCTGGTTATGTTGACCCAAATGATTCCAGAAATAAACCATTTGTTAATGAAATAAAGAGTTTAGATAAAGGTGCTGCAATTATCGCATCTCCATTAATATTATATGTAGTATTACAAAAGTGGGGAGTTAAAAATAGAAATGGTAGAATATACCCAAAAGAAATTCTAGAAAGAGAAGTTAATAATTATCAACAATTAATTAAAGAACGAAGAGCTATTGGTGAATTAGACCACCCAGAATCTTCTATTATTGCTGGTGATAGAATTTCACATAATATTACTGAGACTTGGTGGGAAGGTAAAACCCTTATGGGTAAGATGGAAGTTTTGATGTCTCCTGGGTATGTTAATTATGGTATTGTATCAACTAAAGGTGATGAAGTTGCCAACCTTATTAGAAATAATATTATGATTGGTGTGTCATCTAGAGGTGTTGGTTCTCTTAAAGAAATTGCTGGACAAAACATAGTTCAAGATGACTTTGAATTAATTTGTTGGGATGTCGTAACGTCCCCAAGTACCCCAGGTTCTTGGATGTTTAAGAACGCAGCTGAAGCTAAACCATTTACCGAATCAAAAGAAAAATCAAAAGATTTGCTAATAGATAAAATTAATAAATTTCTATTGGATTAAAAAAAAATACAAAAACTTGTCTTTTTATATAAAAAGGACATATTTATAAACAAGTGGGTATACATATGCTCGCTATAAAATTTTTTAAAAAATTAAAAAAAATGGCTGATAAAAAGAAATCAATTTTAGAAGAAGCTATCTTGGACGCAAAAAGAATACAAGAAGCTCTTAATGCCAACACAAAAGAAATACTTCGTTCGGTAGCGAAAGAAGAAATTGAAAGTTTAGTGAAAGAATCTATAGAAGAAGATTACATGGAAGAAGATGTTGATGAAGATGAAACTGAAGTAGCTGATGCTTCTGATGACGCTGGTGAAGAAATCGAACTTGATGATATCGAGGGTGATGACGAAGCTGGTGAAGAAGAAGAGATAGAGGCTGGTGAAGAAGAAGACGAAATCGAAGTTGGTGACATCGATAACTCAGACGTAGGTGGTGACCTTGAAGGTGACTACGAAACTGGAATGGATGCAGTAGCATCAGATGATGAGATAGAGATGGATATGACAACGGCATCAGATGATGACGTTATTGCGGTTTACAAAAAGTTAACTGGTGATGATGAAATCGAAGTTGTGGTTGATGATGAAGCTGGTGAAGTTAAATTAAACGTTAGCGAGCCTGGTGAATTTGTTATTAAGATGGACGATGAGGGTTCTGTAGAAGATATAGAAATTGATTCAGAAATCGAAGACGAAGTTATGGATGAAGTTATGTACGAAATTGACTTAGACGAAGACGAGTACTGTGAAGAAGGTGAGGAAAAACTTACTGAGGAAGAAGATTGTGATGATGAGGAAAAACTTACTGAAGAAGAAGATTCTGATGATGAGGAAAAACTTACTGAGGAAGAAATCTCTGAAAAGGAAACTTGTGAAGAAGGTGAAGAGCCAATCGAAGAAAAAATACAAGTTGGAAAAGGACGTACTGTAGCTAATACATTAACTGATATCAAAGGTGCTGGTGGAAAAGCTAACAACGTTAAAGCTCCAAATGTAACGGCACCTGTATCTGAAACAACTAAAAAATATAATGCTTTGTTAACTGAAGCTAAAGAATTAAAGGGTAAGAATGGTGAATACAAACAAGCTCTTAAACAATTTAGAACAATGTTAGCAGAAACTGTGGTTTTTAACTCAAACTTAACTTATGTAACTAAGTTATTTATGGAACACTCGACAACTAAGACTGAAAAAGAAGGAATCTTTAAAAGATTTGATAATGAAGTTTCAACTCTTAAGGAATCGAAAAAACTTTATAAAGCGATTGCTAGTGAATTAGGTTCAAGAAAACCAATGAACGAGTCAATCAATAATAAGATTGAAAAGGAAGTTAATTCTGGTACATCTAAACAATTAAACGAAAGTACTGTTTATGTTGATACTGAAACTTCTAGAATTATGGACTTAATTAAGAGAGTCGATAAAAAATAATAATAATAATAATACAATTAAATTTAAAATTAAACAATTATGTCACATTTATTAAATTCTGGACAAGTTGGGAACATCGGATTAAACCACATGAAGGTTATTCGTGAACAAACTCAACAAAAATGGGATTCTTTAGGATTCTTAGAAGGACTTAAAGGTCACGTTAAAGAAAACGTTGCTCAATTATTTGAGAACCAAGCGACTTCTTTATTAACAGAAGCAACTGATGCTACGTCTTCAGGTTCTTTTGAAACGGTAGTATTTCCTATCGTGAGAAGAGTATTCTCAAAATTATTAGCTAATGACATCGTGTCTGTACAAGCTATGAACATGCCAATTGGTAAATTGTTCTACTTCGTACCACAAACGTCAAACAGAGTTAACGCCGCTGGTGTAGCAGGTGATTTTTACGGAGCTAATGGTGCTCAGTATTCTGCACACACTGGTCTTTCTGATAAGAACGGGGTTGCTTTACCTGACTGTGTTGATGTTTCTGGTGGATGTGCTGCTACTACAATGCAAGCTAAATCTTTATATGACTTATATTACAATGATGGATTATTTGATAATTCAAAAGGTACTGTAACTATGTACACTAGTCCTACAAAGACATTACAAACATTGAACTCTGCTGGAGCATTCTCTGGACTTTCTTCAACTGTATTTGGTAACCTTCCAACTGCTACTGATGGTTCACTTAGAAGTGTTATTGTTAAAGTAGAAGGATTTACAGCAAATGCTACTAGACAAAAAGGACAATTAACTGGTCCAGACGGAAACGAAGTGGATACTGAAGCGTTTTTAGCTTCTTTAAAGGTTAGTGCAACTGATGCATTAGTTGATGTGGATGCTAATCAAATTGTTGCTGCTGGTGGTGAATTACCATTTAGATTAGTTACTCAGAAGTACGGAAAAGGAATCGTTGAATACGGTGAGATTTGTGATGCTGGTGGTAACTTATTTATTGAGGTAGATTTGACTCATCCAGTTGCTCAAGGTGCTGCAACTTCTACTTATGATGGTTATATCGGAGCTGTAATGAATGCAACTCAATCTGCACATACAGAAAATCAATTTGTTATTTCTTGGACACAATATGCTTCTCTTGAATTAGAGACTGAACTTGGTGAAGTTTCTTTCAAATTGGATGAAGTTGTTGTTGCTGTTGAAGAAAGAAAATTAAGAGCTACATGGTCTCCAGAATTAGCGCAAGATGTTAGTGCATTCCACAACATTGACGCTGAAGCTGAATTAACTTCTATGTTGTCTGAACAAGTTGCTGCTGAAATCGATAGAGAAATCTTAAGAGATTTAAGAGTTGCAGGTGTTGCTTCAAGATGGGATTACCAGGGATGGAGAAAATCTTCTACTGCATCTAATGCTTATACGCAAAAAGATTGGAATCAAACTTTAATTACTAAAGTTAACCAAATTTCTGCACAAATTCATAAGTCTACTCTAAGAGGTGGTGCAAACTTCGTAGTTGTATCTTCTGAAATCTCAGCTATTTTTGATGATTTAGAATACTTCCACGTTTCTGACGCTAACCCAGAGCAAGACCAATATAACATGGGTATTGAAAAAGTTGGTTCTCTTTCGGGAAGATACCAAATTTATAGAGACCCATATGCTCCAGCACACTCTATGATTATTGGACATAAAGGTAAATCATTATTGGATACTGGTTACATCTACGCACCATACGTGCCAATGCAACTTACTCCAACAATGTACAACCCGTTCAACTTCGCTCCTGTAAAAGGGATTATGACAAGATATGCTAAGAAAATGGTGAACAACCGTTTCTACGGACATGTTAAAGTTGACGGTGTACCAACATTCAACGTTGCTGAATTGAGATAATAGAAATATAATCTTTACATACTTAAGAAAGGTGAGCATTTATGTTCACCTTTTTTTTATGTCTTAACTTTTATAATAATCACAGATATTTATAGATATATGTTTAGAGACTTAAAACCAAAAGATATTGCTGTGTTATTGCTAACCGTAACGTTATGTACTATATTAGTTATATCTACTATTAGTATAGTGTTCTTAGAACATGATACCAACGGAAGGATTGAAGAGTTAATAGCTTTTATATTAGGTTCTATAACTACTATAGTTGGTGAATATATACTATTAAATTTAAAAAGGGGTAAAAAAGAGGATTGTAATTAATTAATTTATATATTTATATACATGAAAGACTTAATAAAGAAAATACTTACAGAGGGTGTAGATTACAAATCAATATCTGTAAAACACTTAAAGGGTGTTCTTAAAAATACAACAAATAATAGTGGAATTAAAATTCTTAAACAATGGATATCTGATGGTGGGGATTTTGTTAAGTTAAGTCCTAAGCAACACCAATTATTATTAGATATTAAAAAAGGTGGTCCAAAACCAAGTATGTATAGTCCTAAAAGCTAATTTTAGCAACCAAAACTTATTTTAAGATTGTTTAATAGACTTTTAATAGGTGTGGTATCGTATCACACCAGGTATCATTAGAAAGTTTATTAAATTAGAGCTATTAAAGCCCTTTTTTTTCATTTTCTTCAGAATCTTCTTTATTTTCAATTTCTATTGGGTTGCCTAGTCTATTAGTATATAAGTCTATACTAGTTACTATTATTGCTACAATTAGTAGTGTTGCTATCATTTATTGTTTTGTTTTTTTGGACAGAAGTAAGCCCCTTATATTAATATATATAAGGGGCACGTAAAATAATTAAATGATTTTACAATAAAATGTAAATTAATCTACAATTTTATAATATTCTTTAATACTATTATCTAATACTACATCAAAAGGTATTGGACACTTGGATAAGATTATAGTATTTTCATAACCGTTGTCTCTTGCGAAAGGTTCACCAGTTTCTGGGTCAATATCTAAAGTTTTTTCACCAGTTTCTGTGTTGATAGTATATTTTGGCAAAGTCTCACCGTCTATATTATAAGAAATTTCACCCTTAACAACTTCATAACCTGCCGTTACGTCTGTAACTACAGCTACGACACCTTCGTTTTCAACGTAAGTTTGTAATCGTAAATGTACAACTGCTTTAGGTTTTGCATTTGAGTCCATTTCTTCTTGAACTACGACAGTGTCCCTTATTAATCTTCTTTTAAGACCTGTTTCTGGGTCTGTTCCGTATTCATATATATTTGCGTTCATAATTGTAAATATTTAATTTTTTATTAAAGTAGTTTTTATTTTATTATTTAATTTTCTAAGAATGTGCTCTAAGCCAAGGGGATGTCCCACTATTAGTGGCGACTACGGGGTTTGGTATTTCATCACCATCCGCTACATTAAGAACATATCTGAAAGCAATGGCTTCCGAATTAATTCCACCTTGTGCTATCGCAGTTTTACCTAAAAGATTTAGTGAGCTATTGGTGACGTACATCGCAAAATAATACTCAACACCTGCTGACAGTGTAATAGAAGTATTTAAGTTAATGGTATTTATACCTTGTACAGTACCTGCGGTAGCAGCGTTATCTTTACCATAAGCCAATCTAGCTTTGGTTGATTTCAAGTATATTCCAACTTTTGGTTTAGAAATATTAGAACCTGTGTTGTTCTTTATAAAAAAACTCATTTTACTAACAGTTATATCGGAATCAGGTATAACAGTTACACCCTCCGTATAACCGCCAAAAGTAACGGTAGAAGAGTTAGAAGTACTTATTGGAAAAGCAGAGATACCTGTAGCACCACCACCACTACCACTAACGTACTGAGGAATATTTAATGTATTACCAACAAGAGTTGCAGCACCGTTGGTCCCTGTTGTAGTTAATGTTAAAGAAGTAGGTATTGTACTTAGTAAGGCTAAATTACCCAATCCGTTTACATATTGTGTAGCATTCCCAGATGCAGTTATCGCCAATGTACCAGATGTAGTTATTGGAGAACCAGCTAATGAAAAAGCATCACCTCCGAAACTAGCCGCAACTGAAGATACAGTTCCTCCACCAGCAGAGGAATTAATAGTTATAGCGTTACCAACGGTAGCTAACGTAATATTAGTACCACCAATTAAACTTATAGCGCCAGATAAACTATTAATAGAAGTATGACTACCACCACCACCAGAAATTGTTTGAAATATACTATTAAGGTTTGTACCACCAGAAAGTATATCACCAGCGTCAATTGTTGTAGCTGATATAGATGTCGAGCTAATAGTCGTAGCGCTAAGTGCGCCATTAATAGTAAGACCAGTCATAGTACTAACATTAACATTCAAATCAGGTTTACCGCTATTTCTTAATATAGTGAAATTATTAGAATTATCATATGTAAATCCAGTCGTAAATGTATTTGTTCCACCACCACCAGCAATTGATGATAAATCTATTGCTATTGTGTCGTTATTTACTTTATTTAATACTAAATCATTTCCTGAAACTTCACCTGTTAATATATCTTCACCTTTAAGAAATATAAAGTTATTATCAACATCACTGTGAGTTAAAACAGAGTTTTTTGTTATGTCAGCAGCGTTGCCAACAAATGGACTGTTTTCTGTCCTTAAGAATAAAAATTTATTAGCCATTTTGTTTTTTTTATATAAATATTATTTAATATACAATTATTGTGATATTCTTGAATTACTTTGACTAACTATATCAAAGCTAATCACTTCTTTAGTTGTAGTTACTTCTAAATTAGATGCAACTTTTACATCTAAATAATAAGTTCCTGGTAGTAGACTTTGAGTATCTAATAAGAAATAATTTGCATTATTTGCCATATGTACATCTTGGAAGTTAATTACTGTAAATTCGTTTCTACCTTCCTTAACATATAGACGGTATTTAATACTATCTACTAGTTGTTTTTGGTTTACAGTGTATGGAATGTTAACTGAAACGTTTACTCTCCTTACATCGCCTCTATACAACCTCTCTTCTAATTTAATACCAGTAACATTTAACCCGAATTTCTTAGGTTGTGAATAACTATCCCCTATGTTGTAGTATTTGTTACTATCCTTTAATATAAAGTCTAATTCTATATTTGGTCTAGTAATACCATTAATTATGATATTACTCCAAGTGTCTGTAAACCCTACTGAGTCTACATTTTTTGTGGTTCCAGTAACATTAACGTCTATAGAGTAAACTCCTTTAGTTACGTGTGTAACATCGCTTGGTACTATTGTTTTATATATATCACCATCTCCATCTCTAATAACAGCACCAGGTAATGTGTCTAAGTTAGTTGGTACACCACCTAGATTAGAGTATAAGTATAATTTATTATTTTTATCTAAATAAAAATCACTTCTATCATCACTAATGGTTTCGCTATATGTTGTTTCTACAAACGGTTCGTAAAAAGTTTGTGTATGTCTAGTAAAGAAACCAACATATTGTTTTTTGGTTGTTTCTAATACTTCAAGAGTTCTTGGGAATGCAATACCTAAGCCGTAATTGGTGCTACCAGTTATGTACGCATTAACAGTATCGGTAATATCTATTTCTAGATTTTCATTACCCTGAGAAAAGTGTTGTGTATTTATAGTTGTTGGCGAACCAGAATAAACTCCAGGTTCTGTCCAATTAGATAGTGTTTTAGCTTCAATCCAGTTTGATGCACAAGTTGCTTGAGAAGCCTCTCCAATATATGTACAGTTATCATAATCATATCCATACCCTTCGTCCCATTCTTGAGTTATTGGAAATACTATTAAGTCAAATGAAGATGTTCTTTGTTTTGTTTTACATTTAGGTTTACCTAGTAATTCAGTATCAAATGAACCAGTGTTGGTTAGTCTTAATGTGTGTTTTAATTTTGATATGTCAGCATATGTCTTGTCATTATATAGGGTTTTTAATCTTGTTTCATCAAAATAAAAAATAAATCTAGTAAATGATTGTGCGGTAGCAGAACCTCCATAATACAATTCAGTTATAGGATTTCTACCTACGTTTGTATTGTTATTATGTAATAACGTATTGTTTTTATCAAAATAAGACCTAATTACCATTTTTCCTTTATTAATAAATATCTGGAAATTTTAATTAATTCTAATATTTTTAGATAACATTGCATTCTCTAATTTTTCTGCTTTATCTGTATAATCTTTTACTGCAATACCAGGACTGATATCACACGCTATATTACCGTTTCCATTATGTACATGATTTAGTAATGCGGTTCTTAATAATTTTAAATATGCTATTAAAGTGTCACCAAAAACTAATGGGTGAGCATCGCTTAATATTTCTTCAAGCTTATCATCATTAATATATTCTGCGATATTCGTATCTTTTTTAACACTGGTTAAACCCTTTTTAGAAGTTAGGGTTGGTGAACCATTATATGTTAGTAAGTTTATCTTGTCTGACACGATATTAGTAACAGTTATTTTTTTAGTTTGTTCACTATTTTCAATACTTGTATTAAAGTCACTTTTTATTTGAATAAATCCTGGGTTAAGTGAATTAAATTGTAAAGGGTTGTCAGATACAAATTTACCACATCTTAGTAATATTTCTTCATTTCTTTGAATTATATCAGTATTACCTCTACCGTTTATTGTTACATTTTGCGGGTCTTCATAAATACCTTTAGCTAAGGGTATTTTACTAATTTCTTCAGTGGCATCAGTCGCTCCTATTGAAAAATTGGATAAGGCAGTTGTACTTAAGTCTTTATTCATCTTAGTTAAACTAGATGTAATTGGACCTATATAGAATCTGTCACTAAATAAATCAGTTTCACTTTGTACCATTACCAAAACTAATTCACCTATCTTAGGTACAAAGCTAATGTGTTTTGGTGTTAAGGGAAAACAATTTGGTAAATTCATCAAGTCTATTTTAGTGTATTCGTTACCTACTACACTTCCATCATATTTAGACCCAGGTAAGCTAATTTTTATTGCGTATTCATCTGCGTTATATCTTTCTAAACTTTTTTTACTTATTTGAAATTTTTCAGGGGCACCCTTAATGTCTAAGTGGTCAGTTAATTCTTTATTAGATATTCTAAGTTTACCTACGTGTTTAACTTCTGCTATAAATATATTGGGTATATTATTAATAATATTACCTTTATTTATTCTTCCACTATTATACTTATCCATTGGTGTCTCCTGTTCTTTTAAGTAACATGTTATAAACTTCTTTACCTTTTTCTTCCATACTTTTCATTAAATCGAATGCGTTTAACATTCTTTTTTTTAAATCAAGGTGATTATTATTTAATTCCTCAAAGTATTTTTTCAATTCATCAGTACTTTTATCTTCTAAATTATCCATATTAATATATTTAACGAACGCCGCCACCTCCACTAACAAAAAGTATGTTAGACCCTTGAACTACGACTGGTATTGGTCCAGCAGAACCCGCTGCTGTTATTTGTATTGCGCCTGGGTCTATTGCTATATCAACCTTAGCTTCTGTTTGTATCATTGTTATTAATTCTTCAGCCATTATTTTTACTTTTAACGCTTCTTTATTTGGTCCATCTGAAAATACATCACCCATTGGTAATCCACCCTCTGATTCTAATCTTGCTATAGTTCTAGCTGCTAGATTCCTAGCACTCATACCTGGTCTTAATCTTTTACCTATTAATAAAAGAGGTGGTGGTATAATTTTAGCTGGTTTTTGAATTACGTTAAATGAGGCTGCCAATACATCAAGTATTGAGCTTACTGACGTTAAGTCAACTTCATCTGTTGGAGTTTTTTCTGAAGAATTTTCGTTTGCCATAAATTTAAATTTTAAAATCTGGTATTGCCCTTGCGGATAATTTTCTTATTTGTGCAATTACATTTGGTGGAACACCTGAGTAACTTAATAAAACACTCACATGATTTTTAGCTTTTTCTATTTTATCATCAATAAATTTTTCTTTAAGTAATTTAGCTATGTAGGATAATACTATGTTAAGTAATAAATTTAAAAGTATATTAAGTATTACTTTACCTATACTTTTAACTAATGTTCTATTTTTCTTAATAAAATCTAAAGGGTCGTCATAGCCACTATCTTGACCGTGAACTATTTTATAGTTTATAGCAAAAATAGTTATAAATTCTGGTCCCATTATTGAGGACATAATAATTCTTTTTAATTTTTTAATTATTTCGGTAAAAAAATTAGTTTTTATTGTTTCTTCATCTGCCAGATTTGAGGCAGAGTTAGTTTGAGCCTTGGCTGCACTTTTTAATGAGTCTTTTATAGCTGAAACTTCTTCAACTTTGGTTGAGGCTGAGTCTATAGCCGCCATTGAATCACTAACAACTGCAGCACCTACTGATACTTTAGTTATTACCTGTGTCTTTAATTCTCTAACCCCTTTTTTTCTATCGTTGGATTCTCTATCTATTTTAGCTAAGGTTGACTTGTCAAATTTAAACAAATCGTCTGGTACTTTGGGAGTTTCTGTTTCTAATACAGAGTCTAAAACTTTTTTAAATCCTATTTCGGATATAAGTTGTTTTTTACTCTTGTTAGTTATAGAGGATATTGACCCGAATAACTCTTCCATTATTGAAGCTATTATTTTGCTAGAACTTTTTGAACCAGGATTACCAAACATTGATAAGCTATCAATATAATCATTGTTGAAATCTGATAATTTTTTATCAGAATAATCTACACTGGCTGTATAATTAATTATATTGTTTGGTTTTCCAGTTGATGTACCATCAGGTATGAATGTAGCTGTTATTATATCGCTACTTCCGACTGAATTACCCCATTGTGTAGCTGTACCTGGGGTTTGTATTGTGCTGTATAGATAAGTATTAAAATCCTTACTATTTACACCAGTTTTGTTATCGGTATAAATTAAACGACCTTCAAAACTAACTGGGTTTACTTTCATTATGTCAAAAAAATCTATCTCAGTAACTTTTAAGTCAACACCTGTTCCACCCTTGGTAGGGTGTTTTAACCAGTCAGGTATTGATGGATTTATATTACATGAGCATAATTTTTTTAATTCTAATTTTAACCCTTCTTTAACTGCTTCTTCTATTTCTGGTAATTTATATGATATAGTATCAATTACATAATCTCTTAACGCTTTAGCACCGACTAGAGCCGTTGTTAAATCTATTAAAAAATTAGTACTATTTAATTTATTATTTATGGAAGAATAAGAGCTATTAATCTTATCTTTTTTTACATTAGCTAGTGCTTTAACTGAAGCTATTTTTGCTAGTAAATCTCTTTTTTTATCTACAACACCCATAATTAGTTTTCACTTTTATCAGAGTTATCATTTTTGGAGTTTTCCTCCATCATTCTTCTAACAGCTTTAAAGTCATTTATTGATACCTTTCCACCAGCTTTTTCATTCACAGCTTTTTCAGTATCACCTCCGTGTTTTAAAACGTCAGTTTGTAATTTAGCTACCTCTAGTTTCATCCTCATGGCTGAATCTTTAATTTTCAACGCACTAGTTTTTTCTTTGGCTATTTTAGTTAAATCGTCTACGTCTTCAGGTTCTGCAGCGTTACTCATTTCGTTTATATTATTTTGAGCTGCTACTATATTTCCACAAGCATCGTTATAGATTTCTTGAAGTAATCCCTCTATAGCCGAAGAATCGTTAAGTTTTATCTGTTGTTTTTTTTTTCTTGGCATGGTAAAGTGTTTATAAATAAATATCTAATAATACCTTTTATTTTATACCGTTTTCCATTCCATCTATTTTAACCAGGTCATATAGAATCTTATATCTCTTCATACCTAATCTAATATCTTTGGTTGTTAAGCCAGTATATCTTCTCATACTTTCAAGTATTGAGTTTTTGTTAAACTTAGTGCCTCCACTCATAAGGTCTAGAGTCACCTCCCAGTCTTTAAGTATGTCGATTAAAGCGTAACCAACCTTAAGTTCATTTTCATTTAACTTTTTTTTACTGCCCTTACAGTTTCCGTTTATTTCATCATTGATGTTATCAATTAACCTGTTTATGAATTTACTCATAGTAAATTCATTGTCATCAAGTTCGTATTGTTGGTCTGGTTTATGTTCGACCACAACACTTACATTTTCATATGATTCCACTTGCTTTATTTTTTTCTCATCAGCAATTAGTAACCCTAGAATATAATTTTTACATATTGTTCCGTAATAAGAATAAGCTTTCTTACCTTTAGAATTTTCAAATTTATGAGCTTTTGTGATTAGGAATGAAAGAGTATCTGAATGTAAATGTTCAAATGACTCTATCTTTCTATACAGTTTGTATTTCCTAATTATTGATTCAATCATCTTATTGAGTGGTTCTTTAAGCCACTCATTATAGACTGCATTCCTTTCTTTTTCGTTCTCTGTATCTAAATATTTTAAAACAGCTTTCTCTTGTTCGGGACCAAAGTATAAATCGTTTTTTCTTTTACGTCCTCTTTTTTTAGCCATTTTAAGATATACTTTTGTCGTAGCTTATGTCTCGTTCTTTTTTATGGAAATATTCTTTTTTAGCTTGGTCTAACCACCATTTAGCTTCTAGTGTGTCCATTTCGTTTGCATATTGTTCGAATAAAGAACCCTCTCTTTTGTTTTGGTGTTTGTAACCAAATCTAGGAATTACCATGGATTTAACCCCATTAGTTACCATTCTTAATAAGAATTCATAAATAAAGGTTAGTTTTATATTTTTCTTAAAACCACCCCAGTTGTCAAATGCTTCTTTCTGCATAACAAGACCGTCTATGTTGAAGTTTTGAAATGTTAATAATCCGTTTTCGTCAAGTATACCTAATTCATCTGAAAATGAATTGGCCCAAACAGCTTCATTAGTCAACCCCATAAAGGCTCCACTGTTAGAGTCTGTATCAACGATGATGGGCATAAACATTTCAACATCTGTGTGAGCTTCTCTGTACTCAACAACATTCTTAAACCACTTATTTGAATACTCATCATCAAATTCTAAAAAACTGAACCATTTGCTTTTTACTTGGCTTACTCCGTAATTAATTTGAGCTTGAAAACCAGCTCCATCTGGATTAACAACAACTTTTACGATGTCTTTTGCCTCACCAAAGTCAAAAGTTTTCATAGTTTCTTCTACTTTTGAACCGATTGGAACTACAATTAGTAGTTCTTCTGGTTTTGATTCTTGATTTACAACACTTTCAATTGCTGTTTTAAACAGTGCAACCTCTTTTTCATTATTTAATTCATGAATAGGTAAAACTACACTTATGTCTGTTTTTATTTTTTTATTCTTGTCCATATAAATTATTTTTGATTTTCTAATACTTTAATAGTGTTATTTAATTCATCTTTTCTGTCTTGAATTAGTGAGGTATATACTTCTTCTAGTATTGTTTTTTGGTTACTAGAAGTGTATTTACCCTTACTTTCTTCAATACCATCAAGTAAGTCTTGAGGTACTGAGTCTTCAAGCCAAACTTTTAAATATGTTGCGATTAATTCAGGTATATTTAGATGTGTGTTTGTCCAGATTCCGTTATTTTTTATTGCAGCTTGCCCTTCCTCATTGACATCTTCCATCCATTCTGGAATCATATTCGGCATTTTACCAATTATAGGTGTGTTAGACTCCATAGCTTCTAGTGGGAATGTACCAAAACCAGACTGGTCATCTATCCATACACTTAAACAAGATTTACCTAAGTCTTCAGCAAAATCTTTTCTACTTAAACCTTTTAGTTCTTTAAAAGTAATCCATTTGTAAAGTGGGTATTGTAAATAAAACATCTTTGCTATCTTAGCTGCAGTACCCTGTTCTCTTGCTGATATAGATACTACTGGTATTTTTGGTTTATCAGATGGTTTGAAATATTCAGGAATACTAACAGGAATTACTTTACTTCTAGTTGAAGGAAAAAGTGAGGTTACGTAATCTGCCTGTTTTTGACTCGTTGTTATTACATCGTTAAAACCGTAATCAGACCATCTTCTACCAAGTGGTAATAATTCAAGTAAATAATCATAATTTTGTGATAAGACTATTTTTTTACATGGAAATTTTTTAGCTTGGTCCATAACGTTTGAAAAAATCTCTGGAACAATTAGAAAGTCTTCAGGTTTAATTTGAATGCCCTGACTTTCAATTGAAATATGAGGTAGTTTTGCATATTCCTCACCTAGCCAATCTGCTACCCCCATACCTTCTGCGTCACCTCTTAATTTGTAATCATTTTTTTCATGTAAAATGTACGCTGTATGACCTAATTCAGTTAATAGTTTAACATGCTCATATATATTGGCGATACCAGCAGCTGGATTACCTTTAGTGTCTAGGGTAAAAAAATATAACCCAAAATCTTTATTATCTAACTTTGTTAAAATACCTTCAACAAGTTCTTTTTCTACTTTTTCTTTTTCTTCCATATTTAATTTAATTTATTATTTATTATTTTCTTTCACTTATTATTCCGTGACCAATTAGTGTGTTAAAGCTTAATTTAAATGGTAATGGTAAATCACCTAATGCTCTATCAATACCTAATTCATCGTCAATTTCATCCATTGTTGTTAATATAATTTCGATAAGTGCTCTTATTGTTTCATATTTAGCCATGTTTATTTCTCTATGACGTTCAGACGCTCTTTCGATTATTTCGGTACTTATTATTTTACCATCACTGTCAACAATAGTTTTTGTTTCAGTTTCTATAACGGTTTTACCTTTATTTGTTTTGCTTATTATTACCTTGTCAAGGTTGTCAAGGTCTATGTAGTATTCTACTCCTCCAATTTCAATCATATTATTCTTCTATATTTTCGTAATTTGTTATTTTTGTATTTAAAATTTTATCTCTTAAACTTTCATAACGAATAAATGGTAATATTGACTCCAGTTCAAAATCAGCTGAGGAACCACTGTTATATGGTGCCTTTATTTTAACTGATAATTTATCGTCTGGTTTAGTGTCTAAGGCTTTTGGGTCTGCGGTAACTAGAATATCGATACCTTCCCAGTATTTTTCATGGTCTTGAACAAACCTTATGTTTTCAGCCCTACATGACAATTTAGATAAAAAGAATAGGCTTGATGGGATACTACTGTGTATCTCCCTTGAGATTATTTCTATTGAGTGCTCTTCTTCATCTTTAATATCAATTAAAAAGGTGTTGAATTTACTCATTAGATTATTGAGTTTTTGGTCTGCATGTCCAAAAATTTCTAATGAAGCTTCTTCGTATAGAAACTTATTCATATCATCTAAAGACTTAAAGTCTACAAAATCACTAAAGTTTTTAGATGTTATGTCATCGATTTTTAAATCTGTTTCAACGTTATAGTATTTTTCATACGTGTATAAAAATTGTGTTAACGTGTCTCTTAATACTTCATCAAGTGTAATACCTATTCTCATAATAACAATTATAAGTTAGATACTGATAAAGTAAACTATATATATAAAAAAATAATAATTAACTTATATTTATTCCTTGGTTTTCAAGGTCATCATATTTGTCTTCAATAACGCTAATTATGTTAGCTCTTGATTGGTCTTCTGGACCCATTTCGATAAAGTCTATTCCTTTAATTCCACCAAAATGTTTTACCATTAAATTTAATCCAGACGTATGTCCGTTTGAACTGTCTTTTTGTTTAGTGTCACCAAGTATTATTAATTTACAGTTTTTTCCTATTCGAGACAATACGGTTCTTAGTATTGAATTATTTACATTTTGAGCTTCATCTAGTATAATAATACAATCACTTAGTCCAATACCTCTTATATAGGCTAATGGTAAGAATTCTATAAGTTGTGTTTCTCTAGCTACCCCATACGCTACTTTATCTACGATTTGAGCAAAGTTAAAGTCATATGAAAACATAAATGGTGCAATTTTTTCTTCCATTGTACCTTTTAAAAACCCAATATCTTCTGACTTATTGTCAAGGGTCTTAACTGATTTTAATAAATATATTTTATTATACCCTTCACCTGATTTATAAGCTGATTTAAATTGTTTTAACATTCCTTGTATTGCAGAAAATGTTTTACCCGTACCAGCTTGGCCATGAACTACTGTTATAATGGTGTCTTTATTACATATGGACTTTATAATCTTTTTTTGATTTTCAGACTTACATGTGAAGTCTCTTACACTGTAAGAGTTTGTGAATTCATTAATAGGGTTTCTAGTCATGTTCTTTTTATTTTTATTTTTTTTATCCATGTAGTCTTGAATTTCTTCGAAGTCTTCATTGGTCACATTTTTAGTTTTAATTTTCATTTAATGTGTTTTCTTTCTTTGTTTTTATATTTTTTATCTAACTCAACTTCTCTATATTCTTCTAATAAATATCTTCCATTTAAAATTGCTTTACATTTAAATTTAATAACATAAAAACCATCAAATTTAACTATTTTATCAAATGATAATACATCATATTCGTATTCGTAAAAATCTTTACTACCCATAGTTTTATAAGTAATAAAATTTACTTTATTAACATCTAAAATGCTAGTTCCTCTTGGGTTTTTAATAGCTCTTTTTATTTCTGATAATAATAGATTTGTTTTTCTATCATATTTATCAGGATATATACTAATGTAAAATTCTAATAATTTATTCTCATCATCAATAGCTCTTATATTTAATTTTTTTGTAAATTGTTCTATCTCAAACTTTGGTTTGAACTCTCTAGTAATTTTAACTGGTCTTTCTGATTTAATAAACGAATTATAATCATTATTGTTTATTTCACCTAATGTTGTGCCTGATTCGTAATTTGAATCAGTGTATTTTCCACTAGTGTTAGTTTTGTTTATTATTTCTTCGTCAGTATACCCTGTAATATTACCGTTTAATCCAGCTTCTGCTGCACCCATAACTATTGGTAGATTACTTTGGACCATTTCTAAAGGGTAGTTGTCTTCGGAATCTAGTTTTATTTTTTCTAATTTTCTCCTGTCAGCGCTTTTACTAGTTTTAATTGTTTCGGTAATTGGTAATCCGTCATCATCGTAACCAACTATTATAGTAGTTAAACCTTCTGAAGTTTTTAACATTTTGTACATTCGCCATCTGAGGTCTTTAACTTCCTGTGTTACCTCACCATTTACTAAGGCATATTCCAATGTGCCTTTTTTATAACTTTGTTCCTCACGTTCCCCTATGTCAAATGTTAACCCGTCCTGAGTTAGTGTGTTTTTCTCTACACTAGACATAGCTAAAGAAAAAGCTGCTAAATTTTTTTTAAACCATTTTATCATTATTTTCTAATATTAGGGTATTTTTCTTCAAACCATTTAACGGTTTCTCTTATACCAATTTCAATTGGTGTGAATTTGTAATTTGGTAAATAGTTTTTAATTTTTTTATTATCACTTGGTTTTCTTAATTGCCCATCTGGTTTATCTGAAAGCCATTTAACGTTACCTTTATAGTTCATTTCACTTGTAATTATATCTACCAAGTCTTTTATTGAAATTTCTTCTGAAGTTGACAATATAATAGGTTCGTCTTCATCATAGTTTTCTAAAACCCATCTAGTTAATTCAGCAACATCTTTATTGAAAATAAACTCTCTAAGAGGCTTACCGCTACCCCATACTTCAAAATCTGAGTTAGTTTCTCTAGCTATAAAGCACTTGTGTATTAAGCTTGGTACTACGTGTCCGTTTGCAATATTAAAGTTATCATTTGGTCCGTATATGTTTGTTGGTATTACAGATTTATAATTTAAACCGTATTGTTCTCTATACGCTCTTATTTGAACTTCTGCCATTCTCTTTGAGTATGCGTAAGCGTCATTACTAGGGTGAGGTGGACCTAGATGAATTTTATCTTCAGTTAGTGGATATTCTATATTATCTGGAAACACACAGGTAGATAGGAATACAACTAAGTTTTTAACTTCAGATATCCTACATGATTCTATAACATTTGTATTCATCATTATGTTTTGATAAAAAAACTCACCTTTTTTTACCATGTTTTCACCTAAACCTCCAACTTTAGCTGCAGTGTGTATCACTGCGTCCCAATCTCTTTTTATTATATGGTAGGTTTCTCTTTGGTTTATTAAGTTATAATCTTTTGAGTTTATTTTTTGATAATCCCCACCTTTGAATTGTGAACCAACAAGACCATCTCCACCAGTAACTAAAATTCTATCCATTAAATTAATTCTTTTTTAACTTTATAATATTCTAACCAATATTCAACCATTTCGTCAAGCATAGTTTCAAAAGTATATTTAGGTTTCCACCCTACTTTATTTCTAAGTTTACTTGAGTCACCTTTTAAGTCTTTTAACTCTTCTGGTCTTAGGAATTTTGAGTCAATTTTGATATGTTCTTGCCATTTTAATCCTAATTTTTTAAATGTGTAAAAACATAAATCTCTAACAGAATGTGAAACCCCTGTAGAGCATACATAGTCACCTGGTTCGTCAGTTTGCAACATAAGCCACATTGCTTCACAGTAATCTTTAGCGTGTCCCCAGTCTCTAGTAGCTTCTAAATTACCTAAGTGTAATTCATTTTGTAACCCTAATTTAATTCTTACTGCACCCTTTACTACTTTATTAGTAACAAAATTAGTTCCCCTTCTAGGTGATTCATGATTAAATAGTATTCCGTTCCATATTTTCATATTATATGAATTACGGTAATTATTGCAAATATTATAAGAAAATACTTTAGCGCATCCGTATGGTGATACTGGTGTCATGGGTGTTGTTTCTCTTTGATAACCGTCTTTATCGATGTTGTTTCCAAACATTTCTGAAGATGATGCTTGATATACCTTTGAATTAGGTGATACCATTCTGATAGATTCTAATAGATTTAGTGTCCCAATACCTGTTACATTGGCTGTGTATACTGGTTGGTCGAAACTAACTCTAACATGAGATTGTGCGGCTAGGTTATATATTTCGTCTGGTTGTAATTTACTTAACACTCTAATTAGTGATGCCATGTCGGTTAAGTCAGCGTATTCTAGGTTTATTAACTTTTTTTGTCGTAGGTGTTCGATTCTACTAGTTTGTGTTTCAGATACTGAATTTCTTTTTACAGTCCCCCAAACTTCATAACCTTTCTCAATTAAAAGTTCAGCTAAATAGCTACCGTCTTGTCCGTTTATACCAGTGATTAATGCCGTTTTACTCATAGTTGTTTAAGTATAGTAAAATATTAAAAAAAGTGAATAAGAATGATTATTTAATCATATGTTTATACTTGTTAATATTTTTTACTAAGTATTCTGGATAAGATGAGTCAATATTTACTTTAGTTAAATTTCCTCTAAAGAATGGGTCAATACCATTTTTTATATTTGACTCAATACTATTAATTACGTGGGTATTGTTCATTTCTTGAGCTGAATATGAATTTATTTTAGTTTTAACTTTTTCAGGTCCACCCATAAAACTAAAGTGCCACCCACCATTTGGTACTGTGGTGTTTGAATTTCCTCTTAATTCATTGTACGAATAATCTTTTAAATCAGCATAAAGTCCAATCCTAGAACCTTTCCATTCGCGCTCCTTAAGTAAGTTTAAATAATAGTAATAAGTGTCTTGGTTAAGGGTGAAATAAGTTCCAGCGTTAAGTATTTTATCTATATTTTTAAGTACTTCTGGGTTTGGTATTTCGTCACAGTCTGAAGAAATGATAATGTCTTCATCGTTACAATGTTCTAAACCTCTTCTAATACATTCTTTTTGGTAAAAATCTCTACCGTAGTGTATTTCAGTAGCTCGATTAAACCTGTTTGTTTGAGTACAAATAAAGTTGTGTATTTGTGATACACATCTATTGTCAAAATTATTACTATCATCAATTAATGGTAGGTTTAAGAAATCATTAGGGGTGTCTTCAATCTTTAGATGTATGATTTTATCTTTCCACTTACTGAAACGTTCTTTATTTTCCTCATAGTAATAAGGTTTAGGTTGTCCAGTATGTGTTACTGATGATTCTGAGATTACAAAGTAATCCACATAGTCACCTAATATGTTTAATCTAAGTTCTAATAAATCTAATTCATTAAAAAAACAGAAGCAGTCGTATATTTTTCTCATTTAAATTAAATTTCTTTCTTTATAATATTTTTCAGCCTCAGATTTACAGGTGTCGAAGTCAGATAAGTTACCCTCTCTGTCCATGTAGGTAAACCCTCTAGTGTATGCGTCGCCAGTTGCCCAGTAGCCATCACTAACATTGTGTCTAGCCCAGTACTTCGGAGCTATTATTTTATTTGTCACCTCATTTAACCACACAGCCCACCACCCAAATGTTGAATTTGATATAATATTAAATTTAGCTTTGTTGACTACGTAAAAATCAAAACCTACATCGACGTGTATTGTTTGTATTGGAAATGGCATGTACGCATTCGCTGTGTGTGGGTCGTCTGTGATAAGAACAAATTTCATATTAGGGTTAATTTCCAACATGTGTTCTATTGCGTTCTTCCAGTATTCAGGTTTTAATATAACGTTAGGTATTGACCTATACTCACCTCCTCTAAAGTTGATGACGCACGTATCCTTATCAAGAACAACCCCGTAGTCAACTAATAATTTATCATAATGAGCAGCTGACTCAGTCTTAATCTCAAACCATTTCTTAATGTCATCCTTTCTGTCAATAAGGTAATCCTCTGATTGATATATACCACCCTTAGCTCCCTTGTCACCTAACATAATACTGTTGTCAGCAATCTCGTACAAAGATTTATTTAACATAGTAATATTAACTGCGTCAACATGTTGATGGGTTACCCACTTCTCATGAAATTCGTTGTTAATACCCTCTACTTCCTTTCCGAAATTTACATTCATAAATGTCATTTGACTTTGACCGTTAAAATAGTCATGACTTGGTGATGGGTTTATTCCCCATTCGTAACCTAGTTTTTCTGCGATAGTCCTACATACAGCATATTGCCACATGTGATTTCCTAGGTTTCCTGTTAAGTTTGTTGTTATCATTATTTAAAATAATTAAATTTACATTCATCGTACTTAGTATAAAGTCCATAACATGGTAAGTGTCCCCAAAGTGGGGTGTATACTTCCTCACCTATTCCAAAGAATAATGATACTAACGCAAAATTGCTTCTTGATAGTATTAATGTCTTAGCATTACATAATAAGAATAAATCATAACATTCGTCGGGATTAGAAATAACTCTATAGGGTAGTCTTGATGTATCCTCATTTGGATTAGTTATTAATATTACTTCATGGTTAGGATTTTTTTTGATAGCAATATCAATTTGTCTCTGAACTTTGTCTACGTCTAGCGGTCCTTGCATTTGACACCATGGGTCTGGGGTTGCTGTAGGAGTTAGGACTTCAGTTCCTGGTATGTCTCCAGATTCAATTCTATCTCTCATATAGTTAGCACAAACACTCCCGTCATAATCTCCTCTGTCTTTTACGTCTTCCATTCTAAGATGAACAAGTATAGTTTTTTCAGGGTTAAAAGGAATGTCGTAACCTCTAGCTTTACCTTTTTCTAAGAACAAAGCTCTCATTTTATCGGTGTATATATTATTACCTTTGAAGTACGAAATAATATCCATATCTAACGTTAATAACGTTTTTGTTAACACTTCAAAGTGTGACGGAGCGGCTAAGTCCGTCCAATCCGTAGTCTCTTCAGTAGTCAATATGTTGTGTACATCTATAAGGTCAAATAACATCTCCATAAATATGGTTTTATTATAATTTTGATTATAAGTATTGTAAACTCTTAATCTCTCCCTATTATAGTGTATAGAGTTAGAGGTCTTATGTGCGTAGGTAAGTTGGGCAATCATATCAATGATGTTCCCGCCTATTCTATCACTTGACCCATACAGTTCTATCGGCATATATTATAATTTTGAACTCGCGTTTAATTTATTAACCCAATAGGATAATAAATCTTCCATAGTCTTTTCAATTGTTATCGTTGGCTCCCATTCAGTAATATCTTTCAGTTCCTTAGAGTCTCCAATTTGGATTTGGATATCTATGTCTCTGTAAAATGCTGGATTAATTTTTTGTTCAATCTCATTATAAGGAATTCCAGACGCTTCTATGAGTTTATCTGTGAAGTACTGCATCTTGTGAACGTCTTCTCCACAAACATTAAATACACCTCCATTTGAATCGTCGGTCATCATTAACAAGTAGTATGCATTAACGCAATCTCTAACGTCAATCACGACTCTTTCAGTTTGTAAATTACCAATAGCTAACACCTTTTCTTGTTTACCAATCATCATTTTAGCGATTTGATATGCGTCTGACGAGATGGAGAAGTTAAATCCTCTTCTTGGTCCTGTGTGTGAAAATGCTCTAGTTATAAACCCTTTAATAAATCCGTTATTCATTCTCTCTTGTAAATATAAATCAATAGCTGCTTTAGAGGCTCCGTAAGGGTTGCTTGGTGCTAGTGGAGTGTCAATTGATAACATTCCATTGTCCTTGCATGTGTCACCGTAAACCTCTGAGGTGGAACAGAACATTAATTTCGTATCAGACTTTTCAAGGCAAGTGATAATATTCATAGTTGCGGTAACGTTTTCTTCCCATGTTAATATTGGGTCGTTAAAACTAGTTGGTGGGTGTGATTGTGCTGCTAAATGAAACACGCCGTCGTACTTACCTTCAACTAGCAACTTTTGGACACCGATAAAGTGTTTAAGGTCACAAACTTTAAAATCAATTGCTTTATATTCTTCTAGTGTTAATATATCTAATAAGTCAGCTTGTCTCCCGTTAGGACATCTGATTACGCCGTGAACTTCGTGACCTTCGGCTAATAGTAATTTAGCTAAATTAGGTCCTGCGAACCCTGTAATACCTGTAATTAAAAACTTCTTTTTCATGTTTATTTATTTATTTATTTATTTAAATGGGGCGTTAATCATATAACCTCTTAAGTAATCAACGTTATCATACCAGAAACAACTCTTAGATGTGTTATTTGAAAATGTCTTTATTTCTAATTCTGGTTTATACTTCCATTTAATGGCTGAACCTAAGTGTGAACCACCAGACCATATTGTATACATTCTCTTAGCTGAGTATATCATATCGGAGTACTCGAAAATATCTTTTACGTCAATTGATTCACCTATAGTAAAGTCAAAACTAGCGTTAGAATAGTTAACAGCACTTGGTTTAATGAAGTAAATATTCTTATATTTATTCTCAGATATATCGGCTTCGATTAACTCTTTAATTGTAGTCCAGTTGTAAGTGTACCCGTGATTGGCAAAATGTGTACCATTTAAATCAATTAGTAGACAGTCTTTAAAATTCTCTATTGTGTTAGGCTGCCTATATATGATTGGGTATTTACTATTATGAGGTAAATCTGATTGTGAGAACCCTATTTTCTCTTCCATATTCTTATTGAGTGATAATTCATCATTATAACCCTCTAAGTTAGTGTAGTTATTATGCCCACAGTTAGGTTCTTCATCAGTCATTCCTTTGAAGAATGGGTTACATTTCCAAATTAATTCGAATGTTTGCGGGCTTCTAAGTACTGATTTATTACTTAGGTAGAAGTCAAAACCATTATTATGACATGTCTCTGGTAGTGTGGAGAAAGATAAATGGTCTCCAAGTCCACCAAAGTGTATGTATAATATTTTCTTTTTTCGTTCCATGTTAATCTTTTTTGTTAAAGAAGTCTTTAGCGTGAGTATCTTCCACTTGGTTATAATTGTTTTCTGTAAAGTCGCTAACTGCTCTTTTACCGTCCTCGCCACGACCACAAGCGTTACCTCTTTCCACCTTTTGTAGGAATTCAGGATAAGTCTTAGTGAAGTAGTGGTTCAATTGCGCAACGGCAGTGGATGGGTTGTAATTATATGGCCCCATACTTTCTATGAATTCAGTGGTAACCCAGGGGCCTTGTGTCATATGTATTTCATGATTTACATTGGGACCTAACTTACAGAAACTCTTAAATTGGTTATCTGGTTTAGCTCGTCTCATTGTAAATCTATTTACAACGCTAGTGTTGTTTTCGTCAAAAGTATTAATATTACTATCACCGAATGTTACCCAGTCTATAACCACATTATTGTGTGCGTCATATCTAGTAATAAACTCCTTAACATCATTGGTTTGTTTAAGTACAAGGAACTCATCAACGTCAAAAGTGGCAACCCATTCGTATTGTTCGTGGTAGTTTCTACAAAAGTCATTATAACATCTAGCTTGCACATTCCTTACGTGGAGTGGTTCATTGCTCTCGTATGTTTTACCATCATACTCATGCCTGTATACTTGTTCGTGTTCAGTATAGTTACCCCACCTCCAATCGTTCTGAAATATATGTATATCATCAAAACCTAATTTAAGGTGGTAGTCAATCCACTCTTGAAGATATAAACCTTCATTCTTTGCTATGCAGATAAGTGCTACTTTCTTTTTCATATTATTTATATTATTTAATCCAAAAATGAACTTCGTTAAGTGGGTCTTGGTCAACTTTTAAAATGTTAGAGGTTATATTGTGTTTTGCTCTAAAGTCATGTACAGCCAACGCACATCCTTTATGATGAAAATCATCAATTATACAATAACCACCTGGTGATAATTTGTTATACATAGAATCTAATACTTGAATTGTTGATTCATACATGTCACCATCTAACCTTAGTATTGATAGTTTTTCAACGTTTAACGTAGGCATGGTGTCTTTAAACCACCCCTTAACGAATACAACTTTATCATCAACTAAATTAAATTTATTAAAATTATCTGTCACTTGTTCAACTGAAACAGACAACATAGGGTCTAGGTAATGCGTGTCACCAACATCATGTGGATATGTTTCAACATCAGGTTTTGGTAGACCTTCAAATGAATCAGCGACATAAACTTTTCTATCTGGCGATAATTCGTTATATATTGATTTAGCAAGTATACAAGCCCCTCCTTTCCAAGCACCAGTTTCAATGAAGTCACCTTCAACTCCTCTTTCAATTGTGTCTTTTATAGCAAAGTGTAGGTGTTCTAGTGCTGTCCACGGTAATAACGTTAACCTATCCTGACCCCAATTTATTTCTGGGTGATGTGGTGTTTCAGCGATAGTTTCTGATATTTCTTTTTCTGAAATTTCTACACCATCGAAGAATTTTTTTCTAACTTCTGTTAAATTCACAGAGTCAACTATCATTCGTTTTACAAATTCGGGTTTCATATTATTTAATTTTATATTTATAGCTAATTATAAGGGTATTTCTGAATAAAGTAAAGATTAGGCTTTATTTTTATATTTTTTATTAATTATAAAGGAATTTCTGAATAAAGTAAACATTAATCTCTCTAGTAAATAGGCTTCTCCAGGTTGTACGTGCCATGACACATACTCTCTCATGGTTTCGTAAAAGTGTTTGTTATATTTTAGAATATCTTTTTTAGGTATTATGTGGTTACCACCTGGTGCAAATCTAATATATTCACCAATAACCCCGTTTTCATATATTATATCTAACATTTGTTGTAATGAAAATACATCTCTACCATGGTGTATTCTAGCAACAGTAGCGTTAACCTCTATTGGTTTCTCGTGATACGCATCGGTTTCATCAACAAAAGCATAACAATTAGGACTGTACTTAGGGGCTTCTCTAATATAATTTTCTATTGTAGTAAATTCAGTATTATTAATTATTTTTTTAAATTTATCAAATCCACAATGTCTGGGTATTACATTACCTTTACAAAAAATTGTTGTTTCAGGTAAGTTGTTGTAATTTTCAACTATAAAATCAAATATATCATATATATTAGCGCCCACATTAACTTGATGCTTAATTTTATCGTTTTCTTCAAATCTATGCGCTCTGTCATAGATTAAATAATTATCACTATATTCATTAACCCAAGATGTTTCTAAGTTTAATGGTAAAAAGTTATAGTCAGTTATGACTAAAAAAGCACCAGATTTAATTATCTTATTTTCCATAGTTTGGGTATATATTGTGTTTCTTAATTACTTGGGATAATTAATTCAAGACATTTCATTAGATTATTTATTCTATTCGCAAAGGTATGCTTTTCTTTAACAAATAACATAGATTTCTTAATTTCATCAACACTTTTAGTTTTTTCAGCTTCAACCAACTTATCAAACAATATACGAGGATTCTTATCATATACTACATGTTCCCCAAAGATGTCTTTAACGTGTTTGGAGTTTGTACCTGTTATCCTACCATAGCTTATATTTTTAAAAACACGACATGGTAAATAACCACATTCAACGTGCCAATCACCTCTGATATCAACTGATAAGTATGACTGTCTGATTAAGTCCATGTTTTCATTGTCAGTATTTGTTTTTCCTATAATAACTTGCTTACCGTTGGTAATTGCAGCTGAGTTAAATTCTTTTATTTGATTAACATTGTCATGTGAGGTTCCGATGTAATAGATATTTCTTTCGTTTATATTACCTTTTATTGCGTTCTCTGGATTTATTTCATCTGGCATTAAGTCTGTTGCCCAAGGCTGATATATTGTCTTAGTTGTTTCGTCCCAATAACAACACTCACCTATCTTTACCACTTTATTTTCTTTGTGATACGCTGAAACCCCTTCACTACATAGTTTTAAGTAATTGGCTAAGTTTATGTAAGTTAAACCATTAGCATCATATTTGTCTAAATTAGTGTGATGTAGAATGTATTTACAGGTTTTATTTAAAGGAATATTTTTTTGAACTTGGTCTTCCGTTAAGAAAATACAATTATCAAAATTAAAATTAGATACATCTTCATTATCATCAAACCAGTAGGTGTCGTAACCTAAGTGTTTAAATGCTTTATAATACGAACTATGAATGTATCCGTGAGTGTGTCCGTTATTTTTATGTCCCCAAATTATTATCTTTTCCATAATTAAATAGTAAAATTACACCTTAAAATCTTATCTTCTCTATATTCGAATTTATAATCAATATTCGTTATCTTATTTGATGGGTTGTTAAACGGAAATTTATACTCTCTATTAACACCCCATTTACTGTAAAAATATTCTTCAGTCTTTTTGATAAATTCACCAAGTTTGTAATCACGATTATCTTTATCTTTTGATAAGTTTCCAGAAGTTCCTGATGACCTATGGGTAATAGGTATGTTGGTGTATGACTGATTGATTTCGCATAAATTTAGTCTTATCTCATAGTCATCATCTTCGTAATTGCAAGGCCAAAAGTTTTCGTCAAACAAACCAACAGTTTTTAAAGTGTGTTTTGTAATCCCAAAACAAGCGTATTTCGTATTTCTTTGATTAAACACCATGTTTTGACCACTTTCAATTAACTCAACCATAGCCTTTAAGTTGCCGTTAGAGAATTCGATATCGTCGTCGGCTTTTATAAAGAAGTTGGCGTATGGATATTGTTTAAAGTGATAATTCCAGCTTGGTGGACATCCTAGATTTGTTGGGTGAAAACTAATATCGATTTTATCAATAAAGTTGCTATCTATTTTGTCGCATATTTTTTTAATATCTAATAACACATCAAAATTTTCATTATTAACGATTATAGATAATACTTCAACTGGATAATCAATTGAATTTATCAACCTTTTTAGGTTAGTTGTCGAGTTTAATGTTTGTGTTCCTAACACTGGTATTTTTTTCATATTTTAAATTTTTATAAATTCATTTTGCCTGTGTTTGTCTTGATGGTAGGTGTTGTATCTAGAATTCATAACTCTAAGTGTATCATTGATTGCATAAACACCAAAACTATTGTAAAAGTCTTGCGTACCGTCCATTAAGCTCTCGTTACCAATCTCATGTAAAAATAAACATTTCTCATTACCAATCTGAACTTCCCCTAGTGGCATTTTGAGTGGTTCTCTACCTGTAAGTTTAGTAATTACAATTCCCATTATATGACAACCACCTTTAGGTCCATTCCTTTCGTACAGTTTTATGATTTCATCAATATTTTCTTTGATGATTTCAGAACCTTTCTTAGCATATATGAAACCATTTGAAATATTGTGTAACCCCATGTTAGAGCACCCACAAAAATCATATTTTTCCAAATCTAAATATTCACCTAAAGCTACAGTTGGTTCTTGGTCAACATCCACATAGATACCACCGAATTCATACAGTAAACATAATCTTACAATATCTGATTTGTAACGCCCATCAGGTTCGTGATTGAACCAATGTAACATATTCTTATTATATTTGTTACTAAATGTCTCTAAAAAGCTTATACACTCATCGTGAGTCCATATCTTTTGGTTTAGATTTAATTCCGAATTTAAACTAATCCATTTATCTAAATTAGCTTTAGTCCGTGGGTGAACCATGTCAGATTGGTACTGGGGCCTTAATATTGTGTGATGTATAGTTCTATTTTCCATAATTTGGGTATTCATTATTTGTTCCAGCGTGCTTATGAAAAGCAAATGGTCTTATTCCTGATGTTTCTGGTATCATTACTTCATGTGAAAAGTGTTTTGCAACATCTATGTAAGCGAATTTACACCCATGTTCTTTGTATATATGTCGGTAATTTACTGCAATAAAACCATCTTCATTATAGAATCCGTGAAAAGGTTTCCACTCTAAATCAAGTTCTATTGGTAGGTCTAATAACTTTTTACTTCTCAAACTAACACTATTGCCAACTCGAATCAATTCACCGTCAATGGCTCTGTATGATACCTTGTCGTTAGGGGCTGGTAAAGGCCAAGGGGCTCCAATATAATCATATTCCAAAAACTCTGGTCTCCAAGACTCAGGGTTAACTACAAAACCATCATCATGTATTAACATAGCAAATTCTGTGTCAACATGTTTTGGTAATTCATATATTGCTGCATAATTCCAGTCATCAATATTAGACATTTTTGGGCAGAATTCATGAGTTATTTCCTTTGGTAAGTTTTCTGGTTTTTCATGTGATACTAGTTTAATAGCACCCCATTCGATATCCTTAGAACTATGCATCAAAGCTTTAACACTTTTCTCTAATTTAATCGATGTCATAAGGATTAATGTAACATTCTCTAGCTTAAGCATATCTTTCTGATAACATTTTAAATTCTTTATCTTTTAGGTCTTGTCCTATTGTGTCTGTCAACCTAGCACCCCAAGTTCGGTTAACCGCAGTCATCTCTTCTAAGATACTTGGTTCACCGTGTTTTATGAACATCTTTTGATAATAATCAACATCCATCAACCAATTTAAACCTTCATCAAAGAAAAGTAAATCCTCATTTTTCAATGTCATACCACTAGGGCAACCCATAGTGTTATTACCTGTCCATATTTTTGAATTCCAAACAGGGTTGTATGGCCTATAAAAATCAGTACCAGTGTTACTATGGTAGAAATTAGTCATCAACCATTTAAAATTCGGTATACTTATAATAAAATTATGTTGATTTTGTAGTGAGTGTTTATCATATAAAAAATCGTCTTGAAATAAAACTTTTATATATTTACCAGAACACTCTATCATTGCGTTATTTATGTTTGGGGATATGATTCCTCGACCAACATCATTTCTAAAATATTTGATACAATTAAAACGTTCTTTAAATTTAGTAAATATATCTAAAATTGTATCATCAGTACTGTGGTCTGAAATAATTACTTCAAAATCTTGAAATGTTTGTTTCGTTAAAATATCTAAACTGAATTCTAAAAATTCAGCACCTTTACCATTATAACCATACGTAGGTATTGCTATCGAAAAAAAAGGTTTTATAACTTTATCTAATTTAGAAATATCCATAGATTGATTCTTTGGTACGTGTTCTGGTGTGAATGTTTTTGATACACTGTTAGTCTTATTAGCTAACTCATACATACTTTTAGTTTCAGTACCAACATTATATAACCCAAAACTTTTACTTTCAATTAATTCAATAATTAATGAACTAATTTTATCAACATAATCAAAGTTACCGATTTGGTCAATCCATGCTGTATCGTAAGGAAAAGGGTTTGGTTTATGAGTGCAACGACAAAGTAAGTAGTTGTTTGATTGTAACTGAACTAACCCATCACCTAGTAGTTTTGTGTAACCGTACCAGTTGTTACAGTGTACTGGAACGTCTTCTTCTGAAGCATTACTAACAGAGCCAGCGTAAACATAATCCGTTGATATGTGTACTACTTTAATTTGTGATTTATTACAATAATCGATTAGTTTACTAACAAATTTATAATTAACATCCCAATGAGATTTTTTATCTGTTGAGTAGGTATTAGTGTTTGCTATACAATTAACTATGACATCGTAACCTATGGGTAAATCCAGTAGGTTGTTGATGTCTAAGTTATTTGATTTTCTAGATACATAATCCCATCCAGTTTGTTTTTGTATTTCCGAGCCTAGTAGTCCGTCACCTAAAATTAATACTTTCATTAAGTTTAATTTTTAATTTACCTATTTCTTTTAAAAAATTCTTTTATTTTATCACATACGTAATCAACGTCATCGATAGATAACCCGTGATGTGCCCCTAGTAAAAATCCATTTTTCATAATAGTGTCTGAATTCTTAAATGGTTTTAGATATTTTCTATAAATTGGGTGTCTTGTAACGTTACCAGCAAATGTCACCCTAGTTTGTATGTCTTGTGATTCTAAATAAGTAAGCAGTCCAAGTCTATCGTTAGTTTGTAGAGGTATTGCTAGCCAATTCGGTTTTATAGAGTCGTCTGGTAGTATTATTTCGGGTAAATCTTTTAGATTTTCAAGATATCTCTCAAAATTATTTCTTCTAGTTTCTGAGAAATCTTTAAATCTATTTAATTGTACTAACCCAAACGCTGCGTTCATTTCACTGCACTTCATGTGATATCCAAGAACACTATAAAGAAACTTATGGTCATATGGTATACCATCCACTGTATGACTAAATCTTTCATCAACTATTTCAGAATCGTTACCTAGTCTACCCCAGTCTCTATATTGTAAACATTTAGTTACATGTTTTTTATTATTAAACATAACCATACCTCCAACACCACCTGCAGTTATTACGTGAGATGCGTAAAAGCTTGTTGTAGATACGTCTGTAATATCAGTAGTTGTTATGGTGTCAGCTGAGTCTTCTATCAGAAGAATATCGTCACGGTTAATTTCTATTAACCTAGATTTAAGTAATTTCCAATTAGGTTTATTACCTATTAAATTTGGTAACATAATTGCTTTTACATCATCATTAACTACGGCTATAATTTCTTCTACTTCAGCGCAATATGTGTTTAGACCGACATCTACAAATAGCGGTTCATAGCCTAATTGAATTATTGGTGCTAATGTAGTGGAAAATGTACATGCAGGTGTAATTATTTTACAACCTTTCGGTAAGTCTAGTGCAGCTATCGCAAGTAAACATGCTGATGAGCCTGAATTTACAAATATACCATGTTTTTTTCCAAACCTTTTTGCTATCTTTTTTTCAAATTCTGTTGATTTAGGACCTTGACCTCCTAGCCAACCATCTCTTAAGCATTCTTCAACTGCTTTAATTTCTTCCTCACCGTAAGACTCAAATTTATAAGGGGCGTACCATATTTTTTTCATAAGTTGTTGTTGTTAATTATACTAAACAGATTATTTTTTTACATTTGTATTCACTTAAACAAATATAACACTTTTTTTTTAAAAAAAAGTTTTTAGTGTATAAAATTAAATTTTAATCCAAGACTCTGGTGTTATATCGTTCTGTTCTTTAGGTCCTTCGGGTCCAAACCAATTTTTAGGTGCAATTATTTTTTTATTTTTATTTTTATTAAGATATGCTCCCCACCAACTGAAAGTGCTGTTTGAAATTATTGCGTTATCGCAAGAACAAATTAAAGACATGTCATCAATTTCGTTGGTTAAGTCTGAATATCTAATGTTATCACCCTTAAAATTGTCTTTACACCATCCTATGTCGTCTGAGACAAATATAAAATCACCTTTACCTATTATTTTCATAGCTTTTTTATAATATTCAATAGTACATGTTGGGTGATAATTAGGGTGTTTTAAAAAATCACCACGCCTTACGTGTATTGCGGTTGTTCCGTCCGTGTGTTTTTCTAGTTTAGTTGGTTGAATGTTAAATAAGTTTTTTATCTCATGAACATAATCCTTAAAGTATTTTTCATTTTGATAAAAACCTACTAGCATGGTATTATCTTTTAATGGGATTGGTACGTACTTAAATGATGATTCATGATGCCTCATCGTTATACCCTTTACTTGGTTATTTTTTATATTTTTAAATAATGTTTCTGTATATTGGTTAGACGGGTTTCCTTGTCCTGGTGTATGACATGAGTTAAAATCAAATCCATAATCAACACCTATTCTTTTTGCGGTTGCAACCGCAACTGATATTTGAAACATTTGGTTACCTAACCCCCCTTGTAATAAAGATGTAATCATATTATAGTTCCTTGTAAGGTTTCATATTTCTTATTTTAACTGCAATTTCATTAACTAGTGTTAAATCTACTTTATGGTCGTTTATTGGATTGTCTGCGTTATACACATAATTTATATCTGACATAAATTTATAATGTTTTTTCCCAGCCATTTCAAGCATGGGAAACATAAAGGATAAATCACCAGTCATTTTCCAAAAAACACCATCACTATCCTTAAGGTCTTCTTTATTTATTTTTCGCCACAAAAAAGCTCTCCATGTCCTCATGTGTGTTGCAGTAAACCTGCCATTTCTTAAGTTGTCAAAGTCTTTTTGTTCTTGAGAAAATCCGTTGGCACCATTAGCGTATTTAAAGCTACCGTTTGCCACCCAAACGTTTGAGTCTGAGTAAGTGTTAAAGACTCTTTTTAACGTGTCTCTATCTGGTAACCAGTCGTCACCGTCTAGTTCTACACAAATGTCATTATCATCTATTTCTGGATTGTCTCTGATAACCTGGTCATAGTTTCCTGGTTGATACTTTTTTTCACTATTTTCTATAATAATAAATCTATCATCACCTTCAGTCATTTTTTTAGCTAATTTAACTGAATTATCGGTAGACATGTCGTCAGTTATATAACACTTGAAGTCTTTGTGTGTTTGAATTAGCATTGTACCTATACACCTTTCTATATAGTTTTCTGAATTGTATAACGTTGTTAATATTATCATAATTCTAACACTTTTAACCACTTATTAATAACTTCTTCGTTAGTCATTTCTATAGTGTCATTATTTGTTGCATGATTACCTCTGAATTCGGTACCAGTTGAATAGCACTCGTCTTTAACTAATGATGCTACTTCACTACGAGAAGATAAATAAACACAACCTAACATATCATACATTTCCTGTTTGTTAGATAAAAACCCCATTTCTTTAACGTTTTCATGTGCATCAACTAGAGGTTTAACGAATTCATTGTAATAATTAGGGTCAGATATGTTACCAAATAATAAAACTTCTTCAAATTCATCGCCAAGTGCTCTTTCAATTGAGATGTGAGTTCGTTTATTAACATCATAAGAACCTATGATTCCAGCCGTTTTTAATGTTTTTTCTGATTTTATGGTTTTTTTAAATGGTACTTTTATATTTGGTATTATCTCATACCCTCCTCTAAAATCTTTATGATATTTTCTTTGCTTTTCATTTAAGAATACAACATTATCCCAAAAAGGTCTTATATTACCAACCTCAAAAACATCTTTTTCATGGCAAGATAGTATTATTTTTTTAACTGGTGGTCTATTACCTAAGTTTAAGAAGTGTGTGATTAACACATCTTCTTCTTTTGGGGTGTAGTCCCCTATCATACCACCGTTACATTTGTCTAAGTGCCAGTCATGTGGTCCGTAAAGTTTTGATTTAATACCTACCTTGTTAAATTCATTCATTAAGTTCATAAAAGCAAAGGTTGACCCTCCTTTATTGCTCCACCCCGTAAGTATTTTTATCATAATAATTCTTTTTGATATGATTCTACTATTTCATTTATATTACCCTCAGATGTGACGCAAGGTATATCTGGATATAAGTTATTTAAGTAAGTAGCTATTTCTGAATCTACTGTATGGGTTAAGTCAAATTTAACTTCAGACACTCTATATAGTTTATTAGTCTCTGAATTTATAAAACCATTAGGTGTGTTAATCTGCCATTCCCCATCACCTAGTTTGTAACCTGGTGGTTCATTAATTGGGGTGAATTTAACACCTTTTTGAGTTAATCTTTTTAAGTTTACTCTATCTGATTCAGCTACAGGTGTAGTTACGGTTATATTATAATTTTTCTCTTTTAATTTATCTACCAAAGGTAAAGTTTCTAGTATTGTTTTACCAGCCACTAAAACATTGTATTTTTCTTTACCGCTAAATTCTTTATCAATTTTAACTGGTAAATTTTCTTTATATTTTTCAGAAAAAACAATTCTATTTTCTTCCCATTCTTGATTTGTTTCACCAATAGACATATGGTTAACCCTGACGTTGGTATGTACACCTATTTTAACTCCTTCAATGTAGTTTCTAAAACAGAAATCTACATCATAAAAATGAAATCCTTTAACGTCTAAATTAAACCCCTTTTTAATTCTAGCTCTGTGTACACTAAAAAATAATCCATCAACTATAACTGCTTCTGTTAGTTCATTACCTAAGTCACCACTATAACTAGATAACCAAGATTTACCGTTATGTGTGTGTTTGACCTTACCATACATCTTTTTCTTATCATCCCACCATCTTCCAGTTTCAGACATGTATTTGGTTCCAGCTACACCTATAATCCCATACTCTGGATTGTTGTTAAATAGTTTAGTTATTTTTTTACATATTTGGTTGGTCTCTAATAAAATATCATCGTGACAAAACACAATGATATCATACTTGGCTTCTTCAATAGCTTTTTGATAAAACTTTGTCAACCCTTCACCTTTATTTATGTATTCAATTATTTCAACTTTTTTCAACTCTCCAGAACATTTTCTCAAATGTTCAGAATGTTTTGGATTTGACTCCCTTGTGCAGTATACTATACTAATCATTTTTTCTATTTAATTTTCGTTTTAATTTATATAGTAAAACTTTTAAGTATCTAATATGCCAGCCGTCTAGATAACCTTCGTGAACTAATTCAATCTCAACTTTTTTTATACTTTCCTTTATTTTTTTATCCTTTGACATATAACTTTACTTTACACCTGTACTACCGAACCCATCAGAACCTCTTTCTGTTTCATCTAGCTCGTTAACTTGATTAAAATCTATATAATCCATACTAAATATTGAAGAGATAACCCCTTGGGCTATTCTGTCTCCGTTGTTTACTACAAAGTCTTCAGTTCCGTGATTAATTAAAATTACCTTAACTTCACCTCTGTAGTCACTATCTACAGTACCTGGAGAATTTAAAACCGTAATTGATTTCTTAGCGGCTAAACCACTTCTTGGTCTTACTTGAAGTTCCATAATTGGAGGTAATTGAAAATGTAACCCAGTTGGTACCATGGCGATATTGTTACCACTACCTGAAGGTCCTAATATGATTACCTCCCCCTTGTTTGGCAAATTTGCTCTAAAGTCAAATCCAGCCGAACCTTCTGTTTCGTATTTAGGTGTTTCGTTTTTAGATGTGTTTTTAATTTTAATTTCGTACTTGGGTGTTGTTACTACGCCACCACCAAGTGTCGGGTCAAACGTGTGATTAACATTGCCAAATTCTTCGTCAAAATCTTCCAAGGTGTAATTATCGGTTGGGTCAATGGCTTTAGATAGTTTTTCATTTATATCTTCATAAGCTGATTCTATTTCATTCATAAGTAGTCCTTTTATTTTTCTTCAATTATTGCTATTAAATTAGCTGTTTTAAGTAATGACGCTAATTTCTCACCTTCTTTATCTAATGACCAATAAGCAAAATCACTATTGTAGTTGAATATAGCGTAAACCTCATCTTCAGTTAAATTAATTCCTGATTTTAAAGCGTAAAATACTGAACGTTCAGACGTGCTCATACTTAAAGAGTCTTCATTAAATGTATACATTTCACCCTTGTTGTCTTTGTGCCATTGTGATGTTTGTTCCGAATACATGTTTACTTTACCTATTTGATGAATTAAGCATACTCTAATAATAGTTTCTTTACTTACTTGTTTGTTTTCAGGTAAAGAATTATTTATCATTATAGCGTGTTTGGTCACGTTTAGTATATGTTGAACTAACCCGCCTTCATAGGCACCATATAATTTTGTTGTGGTAGTACATGGTGCGGTAATAAAATCTATACCAAGTAGTGTTGTTAATTCGTTATTAACAACACCATATTTAATACCTGTTTCGTTAAATTTCTGTACGTTTTTTTTAATTTTTTCTTCTGTTAACATATTATTACTTTTTTTTAAGTTTATGATATATTTCAAAAGTACATATTTTATTACTTAATAACAATAAAATATTATATTATTTTATAAGGTAGTAGTTAAAATATCTTTTTTAATTAATGAATTAACATATAATTCTTTTCTACTTTTACAAACTGCATTTATACTATAGGTGTCCTTAACTGTATTGTGTAAATTATTTCTTAGTTCTTCAACCATGCTTGGGTTTTCTATTAACGCTTTAATATTCTTATACCAGTCTTTGTGGTTTTTAGATGTTTTAACTAATAACGCATTACCTTCTGAGTTGATAATTTTTTCTTGGATTTTTTTATCGTTACTTTTATTAAGGTATGGTATTAAGTCGATTTGATATGGTCCGTAGTCTTGAGCTATCATAGCTTTTTTATGAAAACCAGCTTCAATTACCTTTAGTTGAGATTTAACCTTATTAAAGGTGTGTTCTTCAATTGGCGCTAAAGAAACATCGAATAAGTTATAATTACTAGCGTATGTGGTAATAGGTTTTGTCCAAACTCTTCTATATGGTTCGTTTTTTACATCAGAATATTCTCCTTTTTTAAATGAAAGTAAGAAGTTTTTATAGTCTTCACTAACTGTGTTGTAGTCGTCTGTAAATATTTTTTCATACTGGTACCATACACTTTCCTTTGGTTTGATTGGTCTTTGAGTCTGATTTCCTGTTTGTTGGTCAATCATTGTAATTGTACCTCTTAGGTCAAATCCGCAAATTACAAATTGTACCTTGTCTATTAGTCCATCATATTTTAATTTACTAGATATACCTTTAAGTATCTCTAAGTCTTTTAAGTGAGATGAACCTCCTAACCAACCTATTCTAAGTCTGTCTGAAGGTTCTGTTTTTGAAATATATTGAGATTCTTTTGGGTCTATTGCGTTCGGAAGTACAAAAACATTTGGATTTGTTTTTCTAATTAAGTCCGCAAATAAGTCAGTAGTTGTTATTACGTTTCTAGCTAATTTTATATTATTTTTAATTTTAACATCCATACCGCTATTTTTAATCATAGTGTAGGCTGGGTGATGTTGTCCAGGTGCCCAATGGTCATCTATATCCATGAAACTAACAATACCTAACTTATCCAATCTATTTAATGTTTCTTCCATTTCTTCATATGGACCAAAAGTTCTATGGTAGTGAATTATATCATACTGTTTAAGCCATCCTTCATCGTTGTACCTTGGAGTGTAGTCGATGTCTATGTGAAATTCTTCTGGGTATAATTCTTCTAATGTAACATGCGGTTTAGTACTTCTAAAATACCCAACTCCTGTTCTGTCTGATGGGTGAACTAATACCTTTATTTTTGATTTAGTTTTTACTGTTACTTTGTTATCTTTTTTATAACTTTCCATATCTTTTTAATTTGAATAAAAATAGGTGTTAATTATAATTAGTAAAGTATAGTGAGTAGATTTATTAATAAATAAAAAAGCCCATAAAAATGGGCTTAATTATCTTTTTAAACGTATTAATTTATTATCTTTTTGTTTTAATTTTACCTTCTTTAATTAAGGTGTTTATTGTTTTTTTAATAACACCTTCAGTTAAGTTTTGAGTATAATCACCAGATAAGTATTCAATTAAAACATCTTTAATCATATCTCTAAGTTTTGATTCGTTAATATTAATATTACCATTTTGTTGACTAATACTAGATTTATTAACTGGTCTTTTAGTTGGTGGAGCTGACATTGGTTTGTCTTCTATAAGTTCAGATACGTCATCTAGGCTGAATGAGTGATTCATATTAGGTTGTTGAATCTGATTTTCCATCATAGCTCTTTTTATTTCATCAGGCATTCCAGACTTATTAATAGCTTCTTGAGTAATAACTTTTGGTGCAGAATTATTTGGCGCATAAGCAGTTGGTTGATTAGTATGTTGAGACTGCACTTGAGCTGGTGTTTGTGTATAGTTATCTGTGTTTTGAGTTAATGAAGAAGAATCTATATTACCAGTTTGGTAACCACCTTCATTTACTGTGTTCATTACTTTTTTAGCTTTACCTAAAATTCCTTTTAGTCTACTTAAATCTGCAGGTTGTGGCATCGCATTCATTTTTCGTTAAAATTTACTTTTGTTATATTACCTCTCATATTTTTATTACCGCTTGGGTTAAACTTGGGTCCAGCACCGTATGATGGTAAATCACTAACTGGTTGTTTATAAGTGACCCTAACTGGTTTTATTGACCCGTCTATAATCTTATCAAGTCTAAATTGTTTCCATCCATAAGCTTTATTACCCTTTTTGCTTGGTTTTATATTACCTCCTAATTGGTACGCACTTATCATTTCATTATTGTTTGCAGACATACCCAAATCATATATTTGAACATATCTATCAGTTACGGTGTTGTCGTCATCTTTGTATTTAAACCAAACGTTATATTTAGAATCAATAGCTTTAAGTATTTCATCCCTAACGTTTTCTGTTAACAATTGCTTTTGTTCTTCTAATATAACTGATTTGAAAATATTGTAAAGTTTCATATTAGTTTTTTTTAACCTATAACTACTTGACCTTTATTTTTACTCATATCTGGTGCGGTATAATTACTAGTTGGCCCATACCCCCATGTGGATGTATTATTTGCAAATGCTGCAAGTCTACCAGAACCAGAAATAGCTGGGTTACCATTAACGTCAAAATCTCCACCACCTTTATATGTGTCTAAAAAGATACCAGTACCTTTACCGTATAATGGTGTTTTTGCGTCAGCTAAAGCTCTTGTGTGAGTTGCGCCGTAATTGTTTGCATCACTTTCACTATTGTAGTAGTTTTTACTAACGAGACTATCTCTTTTAGTGATTCCTATTTCTTCTAGTTTGTTACTCATAATTAAATTGTTTTATTATTGTTATTACACATGTACTCTATTAAATATTTCATATTTTTCATTTCTTTTTTATATGATTCATAATATTGTACTTTATTGTTTTCTATTTGGTCAGAAACTTTTGAATGTTTACCTCTAACTTTCATATCAGCTAAGCCACCTGGTTTCGTTGGGTTTACATTGTCTTTATCTTTTTCATGTGTATCTATAAATGCGTTACCACCTTTTTTTTTACCAACCCCATCAGTTCTCTTTATAATTCTTTTCTGAGCATCTATTTTATTTGTTTCAGCATTATCTTTACCTTTAAGCCATGTAAGAGTTTTTTGCTCTTCACTAGTTAGTTTTTCTTTTTTATTTAATCTACTAATTTTAGTAGTTATATTGTTACCGCTTATTTTTTCACCTAACGAGGAATGAAACTGTGGTGGTACTGTAAAAGTACTACTTTCATATTCTTCATTTCTTTCGTTAATCTGTTTCATATTACAAATTACTTTTAATTATGTTTTTATAATCAGATGGTATTGATTTGCCTAGTTTAAGTGTTAAATCATTTATTACTATTGAAATTTCATCTGGTGTTTTATCTTCTAGTTTTTTAATAAAGTCAGACGTTAAGTTATTCAAGTGAATATCTTTAAGTTCTTCAATATCTGGTATTTTATTTCTATTAACATCAGAGTAATTATTATTTTTTACAATTTCACCTGCATCATTTTTAGAATTAAGCAATTCCTTAATAATATTTTTCATCTTTTCTTTAGCAGACTCTTCAATGTTTTCATCTTCTTCACTTACATAACCATAAGCTGTGCCCATGTTAAATCTAGACCTTGCTATATCAGCACTAGTGTTTTTAGTGTTTTTAGCAAATGTCTCACTATCGGTAGGTATACCTTTTTTTCTGTTAGATGTATTGTCACCTGGTATAACTGGTGTGTCTGTACCTATTTGATTTGTGGTAATTACGGTATCCCCTCCTATTTCACCTTTATTAGGGTCGTATAATTCTTCAACTTCTTTAGGTTTATATTTTTCTTGAAAAGATTTCTTACTAAATTTCATAAATATCCTTTTTATTATAAATATAATGAAAATTAGTAATATTTATAATAAAACCATTTTAATATGTCCTTTAGAACAAAATTAGATTATTCAGATAATAGACAGATAAAGCAAAGAGAAAGAACTTCTACTATTTTAAGTGGTACTACGGTCTTTGGTGTGCCTTTTAGTGGGTTGACTAACGGTGTGGATTATAGCACTACTGGTATAACTGATAATGATGTGTCAGTGTTTGGTAGTACGTTTTCTGGTAACGCTACAACAACTGTATTTACTTGGGTTGACCCTAGAATGAGTGTGGTTGACACTTATTTATCAGCAATAACACCTTCTAATAGTGCTCAGACTCAAGATAGTGGTGTCGTATTAGTTCAAAATCAAACTACAAGTGTAGATGGTAATCCTATTGTTTTATCATATAGTGGTGTATCACTTATTGGTATTAGCGTTACTGCCATGACTGAAACTAGTTCTGGTAATTATACTGGCGCAACTTCAATAGATGAATTTTATGTTTATAGTGCCAGCTCTTTGGATTATACAGGTAGAACTATATGGTCTGATTGTAAAGAAATCAGTAGAACCAAAAAACTTATAATAACTGACAACCCATCATCTGGACTTGTTTGGACTTGTGTTGATGGTGAAGGACTTGGTTCTTGGGAGGCTGTTAGTGGTATAACGTCTGGTATGTCTGCCACAACGTATAATAACTTAAGTAGTGCGATATCTAATAGTGCTTTAATAGCTGGTAAATTTTATAAGTTTACTTATAATACTAAACATTTAATTGGTGGTACTACCACTGAGTATAATGATACTTCAGTACATTATGATGATGGAACTGGGGTTAAGAGTACATTAACAGCAGAGACTGAAAACCTTTTAGTTTTAGCTATAGCTGGTAATAAGATACATACTGAGGTTTACTCAGAACAATACCCAAATGATATAATATATTATGATGTTAGTGATAATTTAACTGAAGACGGTGCTCAATCTAGACCTGGTTTCATAACGTATAGAGAAGATACAGTAAATAATATATCAGCCCATTACGATTGGAGAAACGTAATACATAGGCGTTTCGATATGGACCCTTCAGATACTGGAACTGGTAGAACTGCAGATTATAAAACTATGATTGGGTTCGATGCCGCAGCAACTAATGCTAATCATCCAATTGTTTTAGTTAAGGACTTAATACCTGGGTTTGCTAATTTTTCTGCAGGTGGACATGCTGACATTGGTGCTATGAATACTCACACTGAGGGGACGTTTAGAGATTTCAAAACATTTGTAGGTATGGGTACCAATATTTATGGAACCGAATCACCTAGATTTATAAATATACATATAGATAATTCAGAAAGTCAGGCACGAACAATGGGTAGTGGTGTTATGGGTACGTCTATTACACCTAATTTATATGGTAAGATTGCTAATGTTGTGTTTTTTACTAAGTCTATTGAAAATGTTGTAATTGGTAAAAACGCTAGTGGTGTTATGATTACTGGTGGTGTAGTTAGAAATGTAAATATTGGTGATAATAATGAAAATATTATAATAGGTGCAAGTGAAGCGGCGCCAACATATAATGGCGTTACAGCGTCTACAAAGAACTTTTCTGAAAATATTATAATAGACTCTAATAATAGAAATGTTTTAGTGTCTTCAGGGGTTAGAAGGTTGACAATAGGTAGTAGTAATACTGGGGTTGTGTTTCATGCTTTAAGTAATAATAATACTTTAGGTAGTTATAATACTTTAGTTTATTCATTCTTTAGTAATAATAATAATCTAGGTGACTGGATGACTAATATTAGAATTTCTAGTAGTAATAATGTAAATTTAGGTAGTGACTGTAGTGATATTGATTTAGTTACAAACTCGGAAGCTGGAAATGTGCTAGTAAGTGCGACATTTCCCAATGGATTTGGTGCGAGTGAAACTGAAGCTGAATATACAGATAGGGGTATTTTAATAGGTCCTATTTGTAAAAAAATATTTATAACTTCATCAAATGGTGTTGATATTGGGGCCAGCTGTGAAAATATAATACTATACGGTTCTCCGTATACTGAAATAGGTACAAAAAGTAAGAATATAACAAATGTAAATGGTCAAAATGTAACAATAGCAAATTCTGTTCAAGATGTTGAAATTAATGGTGTTTTAAGTGCTAGTATAGGTCATAAAAGTCATGATATAAAAATTCTACAGGGTACCCAAACTGCTACTATTTCAAATATTGGTGAAGAGTCTTCTAATATATTGATAAGTAATGGTGTTAGTGACTTTAGTATAGGTAATGGTTGTGATGGTATATATCTTAGTGGTACTGCTTCTAAGATAAAAATAGGTGATTATAATGAAAATATTATAGCTAGAAATTCTAAAGAACTTATTATAGGTAATCGAAATGCTGATATATTTTTAGAAAGCTCTGACTTTACTAAGATAGGTGATTATAATAGTGACATTGCTTTAGCTGATGTTGGTAAGGTTTTTAAACCTGGTTACCCTTCATTTTCAAGTTACTCGTTTAGGCTTGATAATGCTATTTACGGTAGGGCTTCTTACAATACTGCAACTACATTTTTAACTGGGTCAACAGCACCAGCTTCTGGAAGTAGTGATTGGGTAGATTCTTTAGGTACTAGAAATGGTGTTGGTGTTAGAACGTGTAATAGAAATGTAATAGGTAATAATTGTGAAGAAATTTTTATAGTTAATAGTGATGATTGTGTAATTGGAAATAATACCACTAATATCGCTATAGGTTGTGATACAACATATTCTAATTCATACACTCTTGGCAATACTGGTGGTTATATGAATTCTATTAACTTGGCTACAGTTACAGGTGCAACGGTGCTTGATGGTAGGTTGTGTCATGAAACCGTGATAGGTTCAAATTGTGACAATATTAAAGTAATTGGTGTTGGTCAATCTGGTAACACTTTTAGTGATAATATTACTAATGTTAAATCTGTTTCAGGGTTTACATTTGCTAGTAATAGAGTATTAGTTGATGGTAATGCTGTTACAGCAACAACAAGTTATAACGGAGTTGTTTTTGATAAGAAAAGTGCTGATGGTAATAGATGGAGTATTAATATTGATAACTCAGGAGTTTTTTCAGCTTCAACTACAACAAAACTACAGTAATTATGTTTCATAAATTAGTTGATAAGGTATACGCAATAAATTTAAAAAGAAGTGCTGATAGAAGGGCTAATATAAAAGCCCAATGTCATAAAATAGGTACTCAATTTGAGTTGGTTGAAGCTGTTGATGGTGAGGCTGAAAATGTAGGGTGGGTTAATAATAATGTAAACTCAAAATTTGAAGGATGGACTCAAGGTGCGGCTGGACTAGTATATACAACTAAAAAAATAATTAAAGAGGCTAAGGAAAAAGGTTATAAATCTATAATGATTATGGAGGATGATATAATCTTTAAAGATAATGTATATAAGGAAGGTAAAAGACTTTTTAACAAATTACCAGAAGATTGGGAGCTATTTCACTTAGCTTCTCAAAATTACATAGGATTTCCAGTAAGATTTGGTGATTTAATTAGATTAACTGGTGCTTGGTCATGTCAAATATATATGATAAGTGAAAGAATATACGATGAATATTTAGAGTGGTTGGAGTTGGTTGATAGACCAATTGATAGTATCACTAGTCGTATAATACACCCAAAAGGTAAATCATATGCGTCAATAACTGATTTAATAACTACAGTACCTAATTATTCAACAATAAGGGGTGCTATGATGAATTACGGTATAAGTGGTAAAGGTGAAGCTGAAATTATAACCCCTATCGTTCCTGAAATAGAAGTAAGTAAAAGCAACTTAGTTGTTGAGGCTGAGATAGAAAATACTTTAGAAAAGGACGATAATATTGTTGGACTTACTTATCAAGAGGTTTATGATTTATTAGATAAAACTATTAAAGATTTAATTTCTAGTGGTTCTACAATTTTTAGTAAAGAAGAAGTTATTATTAATAGTCAAACAGTAGCTTCAGAAGATAATAATATAGAATTAAATTATAACGGTACTGTTGATTCCGCAGTAGATGGGGGAATATTCGTAAATAAGGGTATTAATGACACTACTAATTCAGAATTTCTAATAGATTCAGATGGGGATTGGGTGACTAATAACTACATAAAACCATACGGATTAACAATACCAGAATATACGCCAACATCTAGTTTAGATAATAAAGGTGAGCTTGGTGAGATGGTTAGAGATAATGACTATATTTATATTAAAACAAGTGATGGTTGGAAAAGGTCTAACTTAGAAACATTTTAATTATGGGTGATTTAAAAAATTTCAAATTCAATAAGATGGATGCGTTCTTATCTAGTTATCAATATCATGATTACTATTTAGGTATGAATGGTAATGCAATACCTTACAGTGGTGTAGTAAGTGGTGACTGTTTTGTTGTTCAATATGATTTTAATGATTCTAATATATATTCGACTGGAACCACTTCAGCAGATACAATATCTAGTTTACAAACATGGACTGGAGCAACTAATACTGGCTACACGTTTAATACATTTGGACTTACTGGAATAGATAATGGATATATAACATTTGATAAAACTACTGGCGATACTTCAAATATAACTTTATTAAATACTTTAACTGGTAGCACTACTACGATATTATCTGGCGATAAAAGATTAAAACTTAATCGTGTTACGGGTATGACTGAAACATACGAATACCCTATAGATATACTTTCTGGTTCAACTGGAAATTACGCAAAACTATGTGGTGGGTTTTATCAAGGGTATTATAAACTAGATGGTTATAATTATCAAGTATTGCCCGATAGAGTTGAAAAAGGTTGGACTTCTGAATTTTGGCTTAGAAAATCAGATTTAAACTGTTCAGGTTATACTGGCACAACACTTAACGATACTTACCCAGATAATAAAGGTTTTTTCTTTTATATGGGTACTAGAGCTGAAAATAAGTTTTGGAATATCTTTGAAGGGTTAAATACTGGTTGCACTAGTGGGTGTACTTCTTCTAGTGCCTGTACTGGAACGGTGACAACTTATTGTACAGTACCTAAAGAAACTGATATAGCAATTAGTGGCGATAGTGGTTACCCAATAAGGTTAAGTCCACCACCTTTAGACGTTACAGTTATAGATAATCAATTCTTGATGTATGGAAGAGCTGGTGGTAATGAATGTGGAACTTGTGGAGCTACTAAGGGTGGGTTAGGTACATTGACCACTTGTGACACTGGTAAAACAGTAACTATTACAGGGTATACCCAAGAAGTAGTTAATAAGCAAAACCCTTTTTTAATTTATGGTAGAGCGGGTAATGACGGTAGTTGTGGTACTTGTGGTGCTAGTGGTTCTGGATTTGGTGATAAGACTGTATGTACATTTACTGGGTTTACTTCGGAATTAAAAGAGTTAGATAAAAATATTGATATAATAGATAATGCTCTTGGTTTTAGAATTAAAGATGATGGTAGCATTGGGTATAGGGCTTTACAAATGACTGGGGCTTGTGTTAACGAAGTTTATACTACTGGCGTTACTGTTAACGAAGGTTATTCTATTAGTGGTATGGTTTCAGATAATAAATGGCATAAGGTTTCTATTAGGTTTTCTTTAGATGAAGATATACCAGCTAATAAATTAAAGTGTGCCCCATTAAGAATAGGTAGACTTATGTTTTATGTTGATGGTAGACTTAAATTTGTTGTTGATGATTTTAAAGAGTTTGTTGATAAAAGACTAAATGAATATAAAGATAAACAATTAGGTGTTCCGTTTAACATTAGTTTAGGTGGTGGTAGTCAAGGTTTGTTGGAGTCTATGACGTTTGACGGTCAAGACCCTGATGATTTAGGTCTTAATATTGAAAAGAATTTTGCTGGAACATTCGTTGGTGATATTTCTGAGTTTAAATTTTATATTTGTGATTTAGATTGGGTTGACATTAATAATGGATTTAATGTTGATAAGGGTAGGTATAATAGTTAATTATACTTTTATTAAAAATAAGATATTTATAAATAAAGTAGACAATGATAGATGAGAATGATTACGTGGTTAAGGATGTATATTCGTTTGATAGATACCCATATATAAGTGAAGAAGTTATTTTTAAAAGTTATATTAAAGAGATTGAATTCTTTAGTTTACCTATAGAGGTAATTGATGTATTTAAACTGGCTTGGAATAGTAGATTTTGGGAAAAAAGAGGTTACGATGGTGCTACTTTAGTTAAAGACGACAGAGAACCTAGGGTTGATAATTTTATACATGATTACTTGTATAGAATGGGTTACGTTGGAAACGTAGCTGACGTTATTTATAGAGAGATGTTAATTATGACTGGTTATAGTGGCGCTAAGGCTTATAAGAGATATATAGCGCTTGTGTTGGCTTCCCCAGTTTTATATATCAAACATGCTTTTAAACGTAATGTTTTAGGTATTCCAGAAGAAGTAATTAAATTAAAAGATTTTTTAACAAAATAATTATGAACTTTAATATAAATAAAAACTCAACATTACCAGTCTTAAATATGGAATTAATTAAAGACGGTAGATACACTTATAGAGAGTTTAACGATAAGATTCAAAATAGTAATATATATTTTACTATGTCTGACTTAGATACAGGTGTTAAGGTGATTGGTAAAAAATCTGCGACATTAACTCTTAAGTCACAATATAATGGATGTGAAGATGAAGAATATTATCTAACATACCAATTTACTAAAAAACAAACTTCAAGACCAGGGACTTACATAGGTAGTTTTACTATTGAGTTTTTAGATGGTTCGGGTACCTTAGTTGTACCTATTCAAGAAGAATTAGTAATAAATATATTAGACGGTTCTATTAAAAGGTGATAAAATATTTTTTATAACTATTGCTTATTTAAGATTAAATATGTAATTTTGTTAAGCAATTTAGATAAATTGCTTAAGATGTTTTTTTTATCCCCCCTATTGTTAAAGTGATTCATTAGTAGTAGTTTTGTCTAAAATAAGATTAAAGTATGTCTGAATCAAAAGTCAGTTTCGAAGAAATAGAAAGTTTTTTAGTTGGTAGAGACCCTCAAAAATATATAGTAGGGATTGAGGCTACGTATTACGAAAATTTTGTATCCTTAATCATTAATGACCCTGAAAAAGGTAAGTACATTGAAAAACATACTTTAACTTCATTTTTATGGATGAAACATGAGGTTGTTGATTTAATTTACAACGGTGACAGGTCTTTAATAAAAAAGGCTATGAGGGAACATAAGGTTAAAATCAAGAAACTAAAGGTTGAAGATTCTAACGGTAATGTACCTAAGAGAATTGATAGTGGTTACAAGTTCATGGTTACCTGTACTGAGAGTTACGGTTCTTTACTTAATTTTTTTAAAGAAGGTGGTATAGATATTTTTAGCGGTGAAAAAGCCTATCCAGATGATTCTAATTCAGTAGCTATAAAGAGTTTGTTTGTTAGATTTTCACCTGATGAGCAGTTTTTAATACAAAGTGGTAAGAGGTTGTTCAAGGGTATGGACGATTATAATGATGTTCATAGATTTCAGTTTGACCTTGAGACGGAAGGATTAGACGCTAATAACGATGCTATATTTCAAATAGGTATCAGAGATAATAAGGGGTATGAAGTTGTCTTAGAAACCTTGGGTGATACACCTAAAGAAAAAAGAGATTCAGAAAGGTATAACATAAAAAAGTTTTTCTCTATTATTAGTGAGTTAGTTCCAGATATAATAACTGCTTATAACTCTGAAAACTTTGATTGGCCTTTCTTTCAGAAAAGATGTGATAGACTAGGGTTAGATATAACTAAGATTGCTAAGACCTTAAAACCTAAAGCTAAAATAAGGTGGAAAGATGCTATAATAAAGCTTGGTGGTGAGCAAGAGTATTACAAACAGACTTATATGTGGGGTTATAATATCCTAGATATATCACATTCTGTTCGTAGAGCACAAGCTATAAATTCAGATATTAAATCTTGGGGTCTTAAATATATTACAGAGTATTCTGGTGTAGCTAAGCAGAATAGGGTTTATGTTCCTGGTAATATAATCAATAAGACTTGGTTGGATAAGTCGGACCACGCTTTTAACGATGGTAATGGTGATTGGTATAAGATAACTGAGGATAAACCTTTAAAAGAAGGTTATGGGATTAAGAGGGGTGACTATATAGTTCAACGTTATTTGTTAGATGACCTTTGGGAGACTGAACAGATTGACGGTATATACAATCAAGCTGCTTATTTAATAGCTAAATTATTACCAACGTCTTACATGAGAAGTTCTACTATGGGTACTGCTGGACAATGGAAGTTGATTATGGCTGCTTGGTCATATGAGAATGAATTGGCTGTACCTGATTTAGAAAAGAAAAGAAACTTTGTTGGTGGTCTTGCTAGATTGATTGAGGTTGGTTATGCTAAGAGGGTTGTTAAACTTGATTTCGCTGCTTTATACCCAAAAACACAACTTACTTGGGGTATATTTCCAGATTTGGATATATCTGGTGTTATGGAGGGTTTATTGACGTATGTTGTTGATAAACGAGATGAGTTTAAATTCCTTACTGGTAAACATAAAGCTGAATCTAGGAAATTACAGAGTCTTTTAGATAAAAATATACATAAGTTAACACCAGAAAGGATAGCTAAGGCTAAAGAAATGATTGGTTATAATAAGAAATTAGCTTCTGGTTATGATAAAAAGCAATTACCGTTAAAGATTTTAGCTAACTCGTTTTTTGGTGCTTATGGTGCCCCTTATATATTTAACTGGGGTGATTCAGATTGTGCTGAAGAGACAACGTGTAGAGGTAGACAGTCTTTAAGACTTATGGTTAGACATTTTACTGATAAATATAAATTTAGGGCGTTAGTAGGTGATACGGATGGTTTTAACTTTTCTATACCAGATTCAATTGATGATGTTGAATATATTTGTCAAGCTTCACATTGGAAAACTGAAAATTATGAAAAAGGGCAAACACTTAAAGGTGTTGATGCTGTTTTAGCTGAATTTAATGAAAAATACATGGAGGGTAGAATGGGGTTAGATATAGATGATATATGTGAATCCACTATTAATTTTGCTAGAAAGAATTATGGCAACCTTATCGATGGTAAGGTTAAACTTGTAGGTAATTCTCTTAAGTCAAAAGCTATGCCTGTATATATAGAAGAATTTATAAATGAAGGTGTTAAATTATTATTACACGGTAAGGGGTATGAATTTATAGAGTTATACCATAGAACTGTTGAGGATATATATAATTATAGAATTCCTGTAGTTAAAATAGCATCTAAATCTAAGGTTAAGATGACTAGAACTAATTATGTAGATGTTTATTGTAAACAAAAAAATAAAGCTGGTAGATATAAATCTAGACAAGCTCATATGGAGTTAATAGAGATGCATGATTTAAATGTTGATTTAGGTGATATAATTTACTATGTTAACACTGGTACGGCTAAATCTCATAGTGACATCAAAAAAGTTACTGATAAAGAAACTGGTAATATAGAAATATTATTTAATAGTAAGTTATTATCTAAAGAAAGTATTGAGGAGGACCCGAATTATACTACCGATGAATATAATGTCGCTAAATATTTAGATAATTTTAATAAAAGAATTAAACCTTTATTGGTTTGTTTTGATACTGAAATAAGGTCTGATATTATCAGAAATGTATATAAAGATAAAAAGACTAAGGTTGTTAAATTGGATGAGAAAAATCTATACACTAAAAAACAATGTGAGTTAATCGCAGGTAAACCATTTGAACCTTCAGACCAAGATGATTATCATGAAGACTTGATGAAAATGGAAGATAGGGAAATTAGGTTCTGGGATTCTGTGAATAAAGTTCCTAACTTTATGGAAATAGGTGAATGGACTAGTCTTAGGGATGACTGGAAAGAAAGGGAAAGAATTAGAAGACTTGAGGCTATAGATAAAGAATTTAAACTACTAAATGATGTATTTGAAAGACTTGAGGTTTCGGATTACGATAAATTAAGAAGTAGTAATAAATTACCTAAAGAACTTAATTTTGTTAGTTTAGTTAAAGATGACATAGGTAATTTTTATTTTAATTCTAATGAATGGGATGTTGAATTGGCTGATTTTAAAGATATATTTAAATATGAAGATTTAGCTATAAAGCGTAATAGGTATTACGAAACCCTTGAAGATGTTAACGATAATGATAAATACGATATGTGGTTAGAAGAAGTTTATAATGCAGAAAGTGAAATGGAAAAAATTGATAATGATATTAAGTTATTGAAGGATGATGGTTGGATTGAAGTTCTTGATGGTTATTGGGTTGAGGAATATATAGTTAAGGAAGGTAAAGTTGACTACTATAAAGCTTGTACAACTAAAGAAAGAGCCGTTGCTAGTATTAAAGGTCGTATTAAAGACCTAGAGACAATTAAAAATCAAAACCCAGATGATTTAATAATTAAACCATAAAAAAAAGGGAGCGTTGCTCCCTTTATTATTTTAGGTAAAAACCTAATGGTCTATATTTTAAATGTTTATTTAAGTTTTCAGATTCATTAGCTGCTCTTTCAATTTGTTTTGATGTTGACAGTCTTTCTAATCTAGTATCTAAACGTTCAAGTATTGCCTTTCTTTCTTCATTACCTTCTGAAAGTAATGAGTCAAAGTCCATAGTTCTTTCTGCTTCAGGTGGACCTACAATACCTCCAAATTTACCTCTAGTTCTACCTAAAGCTCTTTTTGATTCAGCCACAAATAATTGTCTTATTAGTACTTTAGTAGGTTCATTAAATTTAGAGAAGTCTAATTTAGCTAACGGGACTTCATTCGGTAACTTTATTATATCAGAGTTTTCATCTCTACAGTTTTCAACATTATCACTATTAGTGTCATAATAATGATACCATACTTGGCAACCATTTAATCCTACCGAACTTCCAGCCCCACCTATACCGTGACCAAAACTTAATTTAGAACCTGGCACACTTAATAAGTGTAGAATTCTTGTACCATCTGGTCCAGCAGTTAATTTATATACTAACTCACTTCTTAGTATTCTATTTTTTAAATTTAAATCTGATGCGGTAAGTAATATGTCATAGGCTGGTGATATGTAATATCCACCGTTACCACCTAGGCCGTAACCGCCTCCACCGCTACTACCCATTTGTCCAAACCCACCAGCAAATCCGTAGTCTATACCTCCGTAATTTGCAAATAGAGCCATGTTTGTAGTTGGTGGTGTAATCCACAGAACTTCATTTACTTCTCTACCTGCTGGTATTATATAGTTTTGTCTTCCAGCTTCTAGGTCTATGTAGTCTTTTTTAAGTTCCCATGGACCTCTGGCTTGTAGACCAACTTGTTTAGAATAGGCGTATGTGTATTGCGTCATAAAGTCAAAATCTCTAACACTTAACGCAAAAGCCATGTCTGTCGTATCAACACTCTTACCTAGTAATGATTGCCATTGATGTTCTATAAGCCACTCGCCAACATATTGTGAATAGTCTTCTATTGCTATACCTAGAAGTGTACACAACATGTCGTCAGTTAACTCTATTTGTCTTAGTGGGGCACCTAGAGAGACTCTCAACTGTTCGTATATTCTAGTTTTGTCTTCGTTATTAACACTCATAATATCTATTTATTAATAAATATCTGAGAAAATAGTAATCTTATTCATTAAGAAATTTATTTGTTAGTTGAAGAGCTTCGTTTATTGTTTTAAAGCTGTTTTCTGGTGCTAGAATAGTTTTATTAACTAAAATAATAGGTACGCTATCAGTTTTACCTATTTCCATAATTCTTTCAAATTCTTTTTTATTTTCAGAATCTTCAATATCAATGTAAGTAAATTCTATATTACTATTTTCGTATAATTTTTTTAATTCTTGGCAGTAAGGACATTCATCATATCCGTATAGTCTAACTCTTTTCATAATCGTTTAGTATTTCTTCAAGCATTACTTCAATTGCAGCTTCTTCGTTGATTTCTTGCTCACCCATTATAATATCTATCACTTTTTTCTTTCTATGAAGTGTTTGCCACATCGTAATAGATACAGTGTCTTCAAACAATTGATAGTATACCGTTACATTGTTTTTTTGTCCTAATCTATAAGCTCTATCTTCGGCTTGTTCATTATTTCCTGGAACCCAATCAAAAGAATTAAATACAACATAAGTTGCTTTAGTTAAGGTGATACCAACACCAGCTGACATAATGTTACCAATAAATACTTCGACTTTATCATTTGTTTGAAACTTATCTATAGATTTTTGTTTATTTTTATCATTCATTTCTCCAAAATGAAAAACACATCTATTTCCAAAGTGACTTACAAGTGCTTGTAGTTCTTCAGTATAATTAGTAAAGATTATAGCTTTGTTACCTTGTTCTATCATATCTTCTACTAACTCTATAGTATGAGGTATAGATTGCATTGCGATATACTTTCTAAGAAGACCTAATTCAACAAGCGCCCTTTCTGGTTCACCACTTTTTTTCTTTCTTTTTCTTTCAACAAGATATTCTTCCCAAAGGTCTTCATACTCAGACCATTGCTTAGTGGTTAGTTTACGATAAGCTGGTATTATGGTTTTTTCTGGCATATCACCAATTTCTGATTTAAGCCTCCTTAAGTATACATTTTTGCTTTTAAGAGCTAACTCTTCTAAATTTGTAGCTCCGTTAGTGAGCCATACTTTCTTTCTATATCCGTTTTTTAAAGTTGTGGTTATTTGTTTACCATCACAGTACCTTAGTACGTAATGTTTCCAATTGTCAGCTATAGGAGAGCCGATTAGTTTTAAAAGGTTGTAATAGTCCATAGGTCTATTAGCTACTGGTGTACCACTTAGTAACCAAACTTTCTTTTTACCGTAGTTGGTACACACGTCTTTCATTATACTACCACGGTTACTCTTATGGTTTTTTAATTTATGAGCTTCGTCAATAATAATTAAATCAAAATTAGAATTAACTAGATGTTGATTATCCCAACAAATGTCTTCTTCTTTTATCTTATCACCTGGAACCATATGAAAGTTTTTCAGGATGTCAAAATTTATAATAGTAAATTTAGCGTTGTTATCCCATTTTTTACCAGATATAATTGTTGAATCATCACACCCGAAGTAACTTATTTCTCTTTGCCAGTTAATTTTAACCGCTGTAGGACATACGATAAGTATTTTCTTAGCACCAGATTCTAATGCTGATATAACTGACTGTATAGTCTTTCCAGCACCCATATCGTCAGCTAATAAGCAGCCCTCTCTAGATAATAGAAATTTAATTCCAGTTTTTTGTATATCATATAATTTTCTACCTACGGTTCCGTCGGGTAGTACCATTGTGTCAATACTTTCATAGTGTTTGAAATCGACATCAACCTCTTTTTCTTCAAATAAAAAATCATCAATTAGTTGTGACTTTGGTATAAAGTACATTTGTCCATTTTTTTGATTTCTTTTTACTTTACCAAATATGTGATATGTCTTGTCGTTGTCAGCTAATAGATAGTCTATTAATATTTTTTCTGGTACAAATGTTAGGTTTTCAGATTTTTTTAATTCATTACCTAGATATTCTGTAATGTTTACAATTTTGTTAATTAACTTAGGTTTGAATTCGTGATTATTAACAATGTAGCTAGCTTGGTTATTGGTCAGACTTATTTTACCGTTTTTTTCTAGTTTATTTTTTAAATTTTTAATGTAAGGGTTCTTTCCGTTATACTCTCTTAGTATTGAAATTGAACTCACACTATTTATATTACTTAAATCCATCCTTTAAATTATTAAAAGCCTTATAGTCTTAATATAGGTAATTTTCAATAAAAAATCAAGTCTTTTATAATTATTACTTATTTTCAAATATTTATCTAAAAAGATATGTCAACACCAAGAAAAATTCCTATAAACCGAGTAAACAAGTTTTTTTCTAATGAAGATTTTGATTTGGATATATCAATGGGTAGGGAAGCTATCGAAGGTGACGGTAATTTTACTGTTATATTATATAGAGTTGATAGAGAAAATACATCTTCTGATGATTTATACGGTGAGGCACCTAAAGATGGTGTTAAATTTTTCCCACCAGTGGAATTAAAAGTAATACCAAATCTTGAAGAGGCTGAAAATAAAACTTATAATAATAGTGCTGGTAGTCTCAGGTATTTACAGGACGGTAATTTAACATTTGGGATATATACTTCTCAATTAGCTGAGCTTGACGCCGAGTTGAGTTACGGTGATTATATAGGTTACCCAGTTAGTGAAACTGAAGTTAGATATTTTTCTGTAACAAATGACGGTATTAAGAATTACGATAATAAACATACAATAATGGGGTATAAAGGCGCTTACAGAACTATTAAGTGTGCTCCCGTTGATGAGCAAGAATTTAGAGGATTATAATTAGATGGCATTACCTAAAGGATTTAGAAAAAATATAAGAATAGTAAAACCTAAAACTGGTTTAGCTAGAAGAGAGCAACTTATTGATGATTTCAGTAAGGGTGGGACTTTTTTACCTAGAGGTGTTATGTACGAAGATATGGATAAATCATTCATAGAATTTGTAGATAAAGATTTAACTCTTACGGTTGACGGTGAAAAAGTACAGGTTATATTTTTAACTCTTCAGAGGTGGTCAGAATTTAGTAAAACTTGGCAACATTCTGATAAATATAAAAATATTAAAATGCCTTTTATTACAATAGTTAGGCAACCAAATCCACAGGTTGGTAATAACCAATCTGGTTTATATAATATACCAGGTAGGAATTGTTGGACATACTATAAGGTTCCAACCTTTGAAGGTGGTAGAAAAGGTATAGACGTGTATAAGGTTCCTCAACCAACATCTGTTGATATAACTTATGAAGTTAGAATCTTTTCAAATAAAATGAGGGATTTAAATAAGTTTAATGTTAAAGTATTAAAAGCTTTTAATTCTATTCAATATTATATTAGAGTTAAAGGTCATCCAATGCCTTTATTATTAAATAATGTTGGAGATGAAAGTAATATTGATGATTTTGAAAATAGAAGGTTTTATGTTCAACCATTTGAAATTGTATTAGAAGGGTTTATTATTGATGAGGATGATTTTACTGTTGTTCCAGCAATAAATAGAGCTTTAGTTATGACTGAGGTGTTAGAAACTCCAATAACACCTAGGGTAACTAGTGCTGTTAATGAAAATGACGGTACATTTAGTTATAATATAATATTTAAACCTCAAGCTAATTCTTATTTTAGTTATGTTGCTGAATATGATTCAAAATATACCACTATAATAAACGCTGGGGGTATGTCTAATATATTTATATCCGTTAACGGTGTTGGGGTGTTAAATGGATTAGACCTTACTAGTGATTTTATTGTTACCGCTGGTGATACTATATATATAAAGGTAAATAAGGTCTTGGGAACTGAAGCTAAGTTTACGATAACGGGTAAAATAATTTAAAATAATAACTATATAATGGCTAATTGTGATAGTAATAAAAATATAAACAAAACGTTCATTATTGAACCTCTTGAATTAACTGCAGGTACCCCAACGATTTCAGCTTGTACTGGTGTTTATACCAGTAAAGTATTAGCTTGTAGTGGTGATACTTTTATAGAGTTATATAGTGGTGTAACTATTAATGGTGATACTTTAATAAATAATAGCTTAAGTGCTAACACGATTGATGCTTCTATTATATTATCTGGTGGTACTAATATATTAGATATAGTTAATGCTAACGATACATTTGTAACTGGTGGTACTTTTAATGACATTGGGGATTCATTAAGTCTTCTTAGAAATGACGGGGATAGTATTGTTGTTACAGGTATAACTAATTTTTTTACAACTGGTGGAACTTATAATAATAATACTAATCTTATTACCTTTGATAGGAATGACCAATTATCTGCATTTACTGTAGACCTGTCAACTATTGACGTTAATGATACATTTTCTACTGGTGGTACATATAATGATATTACTGATACAATAACTATAACAAGGAATGATGGTGACAGTTTTGAGATAAGTGGTATCACTGATGACTACACTACTGGCGCTACACTTGTCGGTAATATTATATATTTTGATAGAGAGGACTCTCTTTCGGCTTATACCGCTGATTTATCAGCTCTTGATACTAATGATACTTTTGTATCTGGCTTTACTAGAAGTGGGAATGTATTAACAATAGAAAGAAATGACGGAATTAATCTTCCTTTAAATATTAGTGATATAGTATTTTCTGGTGGTTCTGGTAATTGTATCACTGACTTATATGTCACAAATATAAATGGTTGCTCACCGATTAGCGTAAAAGATGATTTAGTTGTAGAGACTAAAATTATATTTAGTGGAACTCCGTTATTAGATAATACATTAACGCAGTTATTGGTTAGAGATTCATCTAATGGTGAGATTAAATATAGAGAAGCTAATTCAGTAGATACATTTGTAACTGGTACTACATTTACAAATAATCAATTAAATATAGCGCTAAATAATGGTACTAGTGTAGGAACTACAATAGATAATTTAAGTGGTTTAACTGTAGATGGTAATTTATTAATTAACGGTGATGTTAATATAATAGGTTCTGCCACTACTATTAATAGTGAACAAGTATTAATAAAAGATAATATAATTACTCTTAATTCTAACGTTACTGGTTCTACCACACCTGTATTAAACTCTGGTTTTGAAGTACTTAGGGGTAGTGGTGATACTAAATCAATACTTTGGTTAGAAAATACAGATTTATGGTCTATAGATGACGATTTAAGTGTAAGTGGGTATGTTTCTGGTACAACTTATTATGGTGATGGTTCTAATTTAACTGGTATTGATGATACATTTGTTACTGGTGGTACATATTCTGGAAGTACAATTATACTTAACAGAAATGATGGTAATTCAGTTAATGTAACTGGTATAACTAGTGATTCAATATACACCTCTAATGGTACAATAGGAACAGGAAGAGTTGCGACTCTAACTGATTATATAAGATTTGATGGAGGTGCTTTACAAGTAAAAGGTATAAATACAGCAAGTACATCAACCGCTTTTAGGGCTTTTGATGGGAGTAATAATACTATTTTAAATGTCGCTAATAGTGGTAACGTTGACTTTTACGCAAATTGGCGAAGTAACACGGGTAATATTGCAGTTTATTCTAATAATCAGTCATTTGTTGGATTGGGGTTTCATGATACATCCAATGGTTATTATGGAGCATTACTTTATAGACCAGATACTGATAATTTTAGTTTATATGCAAAAAATGCAAGTGGAATTTCTTTAGATTTAACTTCGGGGGGTGAGGAATATAAATTTGAGGCAAATAATTTTACCTTTAAAAAAGGTGGTACTATACAAGGTAAATTAAACCTATCCACCACAACAGATGGAATGTTAATGCCACGTTTGACAACCGCTCAAAAGAATGCTATCAGTTCGCCAGATACCAACTTAATGGTATTTGATACTGATTTAAATAGTTTGCAAAGATATAATGGTTCAGCGTGGGTAAATGTTTCAGATGATACATTTGTTACTGGTGGTACATACTCTGGAAGCACAATTATTCTTAATAGAAATGATGGTAATTCAGTTAATGTAACTGGTATAACTAGTGATTCGATATATACTACTGATGGTACTTTAACAGGTAATAGAACAGTTGATTTAGATAGTAATGTTTTAACTTTTGAGGGAGGTAATATAACTTTAAAAGCTGAAAATACTACATCTAATTCATATACTGATTATATTTTTCAAGCTGTAAATACTAATGCGACTAGAAACTTCTTTATAGGTAATGGTGGAGAAATTGAAATTGGAAAAGGAATTAATAATACTTCTACTGGTGATAAATCTGTTGATTGTTTATGGGGAGCTGAAGGATTAACCAGAGGTGGTTCAGGACAATATGCAGTTGTAATAGGTAGTGGAAATAATGCTACGTTTGGAGGAACGGGTGCAATTGCAATTGGAAAATCAGTAACTGTAACTCACGATAGAACTGCAGGTATAGGTGAAACTATAAATTTAGGACACGAAAAAGCATATGGTTTTGGTAGAACTCTAACAAGTGGGGCAAATGAATCTTTAATGTTTGGTACTACTATTAATGGTAATGGTAGATATGGTGCTGCTATAGGGCATTGGCTTGAAACTAGTGCTACAGGAGCAAGTGTTATAGGAAATGGTAACACAAGCACAGGAGCAAAACTTGTAAACAATACCGCAAATTCTCTTGCTTTGGGTTGGAACACAACAACACCTCAACACTTATTTAAATCTACAGGGGCTGATATAGGTGGTAAATTAGAATTGTCTACCACAACAGATGGTTTTTTGATACCAAGGCTAACAACTGCTCAAATGAGTGCTATCAGTTCACCAGATACTCATTTACTTATATTTAATACGGACCTTAATTGTGTTATGAGATATAATGGTACAGCTTGGACTACCTTTGACACACCTAAATATGTACTTAAGAACGGTAATACGCATACACCTTATAGTAGTCTCTATACTGCGATAAATAACGCTACGTCTGGTAGTACCATTGATGTTAATGTTAGTGAAACTGTAGATTGTGGTGGGATAAATACTTGGACTTGGGGTAGTGATATTACTATTAACTTTAATGGACATCATACTATTTTTAGTAACCTAGGTAGAATTCTTTTGGCGGCTGGAGTTTCATTAGGAATTAATAATGGTACTCTTGAGTCATCTGCAAGTGTAAGTTCAAATACAGCTGCAATAATGTTTTCGGGTGGTAATACTATTAAAGGTGATGGAGCTATAACTGTTTTTCAAAATACTGGAGTTTCTACAAGAGGTTCTTTTGCATCACTAACTGGGACAGCTCCAAATTACATTTCAGGTGTAATAATGAAAGGTTCTTACACTTTTTGTGTCCGAAACTCGACAGGTAACGGGAGAATATATATTGATAACTGTATATTATATACTGATTTATCAACAAATGTTGATGCTCTTTATGGTGATAATATGGAGATTAGTAACTCTACCATTTATGGAAGAGCTTTTAGTGTGAGTGGAGCTTATACAATACCCTCAAGAGAAACTGTTAGAGTGTTTAACAATTGTACTATAATTTCTGATGGTGAATCTGCAGTAGGTTCAAGGTCGGCAATATTTAATAGTTGTACTATTACAACCAATGATGATGAAGTTAGAATAGGTATTGGTGGAGAGCAAGAATATTATAACTGTAAATTAGAAAGAACAGGTACTGTTGGATTAGCTTTTGTAATAACTAACACTTCAAATGTAAGAATGTACCATACACAAATAATTTCTACTGGTACTGGGGTTAGTACTAACCTACCTATGGAGTTTTATAACTGTTACATAAAAGCAAATGGGGGAAGTGGAATTATACATACGACAACAGTAACTGATGCAAACTTAATAGTTGAAAATACCTACATAGAAGCTACTGGTGGGAATTGTATGTATTTTAATAGGATAAATGAAGGACTTACAGCAACAGTTACTAATAGTACATTAATATGTAATAGTGCAAATAGTTTTTGTCTAAATTCTAGTACTGGTTCACATTATAAATTTTTAAACAATACATTTAAAAATACAGCAGACAGTAATGATATATACAGTAGAGTAGGAATTTATTCAGAAAACCCACAAATAGAAACTACTGATGCGTTTGGAAATATAATTTTAAAATAATTAAAAGATAATGGCAATTAATAACGTAACCACAAATACAAAACCTGAAAAAGGAATAACATACTCAGTAATAACTGACTCATCCTCAGATTGGCCTTCAGTAGGTAATGATGTTTATTTTTATGACAAGGCGACTAGTTTACCCTATTATAAGAATTCTAGTGGTACTGTTGTCTCTTTATTTGAAGAAGGTGGTGGAACGGATACATTCGTTACTGGTGGTACATATTCTGGTAGTACGATAATACTTAATAGAAATGATGGTAACTCGGTAGA